CTTTTTCCTTGCGAGATTGGGAAAGTAGATTGCGTTTTTTGGAGGGACAAAGCCCATAGCCTTGGAAGCAGCCAATGTTCGATCGAGTGCTTTCTGGCTTCCAAACTGGTCGTAGAGAGTTCCTTGTCCTTGGAAGAACGTATCGTCCGTCGAGAGCACCGGACCCTTCCGCAGCGACACCATCGAAGCCAACTTGTCACCCTCCCCAGACATCCTCATCCGTAGGTACTGTGCCCCACGGGTGACGATCCCGGTCAGCGGCTCCATGCACCGAGACAGCAACTCCCGGTCTGCGTCCGGGTAGCCTTTCCGGATTTCCTCAGCGTCCGGTGGTGCGAGCAATAGATCCCTGAACTCCAGCCAGTCTGGGTTGGACTTGATGAACTCGCTGTAAAACTTCTTGGCTGACTTTCTCATTGTGTTTTCCTTGGCATCTGTTGTGCCTGTCGGAGTTTCGCTTCATGGATCTCTCGTCCCTGCTGCATCATCGCCATATGCTTGGCCTGACCCTGGAGGATCTCCGAGAGGGTCCTGGCTTCGCCCGAGCGAAGTTCCAGTTGGTTCTTGGCTGCGTCGGCTTCCATCTGCATCTGGGCCTTCTGGGCCTCGATTGCAAGTTCTGCCTCAGACATCTGGCCTGAAGCCATTGCGGCCTGTGCCTCCGCTGCGGACTTCTGGGCATCGGCTTCGACCTGTGCCAACTGGGCTTGCTGCATCCTCTGCTGCATCTCTGCCTGCATCGGGTCAGGTTCCTGCGGAGGAGGTATCTCTGCACCCTCAAGGTCCGCATCGTGGTACTCAGCCCACTTCCGCATCAGGAAGTTGAACGGTTCGTAGTTTCCGGACGCCGCTCCGTACTGCTGCATGATCGGCAGGAACATCCCGGCAATCTGCTGGAAGTTGGCGATGTCTCGGTCGCGGTTTGGCCTACGGATCGAGGCCGACTCGATCGTGTACTCGAACTGGCGAGTCACCAGTTCCACGTCAGTATTGACGATCAACTGGTCCCACAACGCTGCGCCGTACTGGCCGAACATCGGAGCCACGTCCTCGCCCCGGACGAACCATCGGGTCACAAAGGCTTCGCTCTGGGCGGCCCTACCCTGCCATTTAACCACCTGCTTCTGCATGAACTCCGGGCGAGCAGACACGGCACGGGACTTGGCGACCGTCTCCTCGGCTGTTCGGTTCTGCGTCCCGTCTTGGTTCAGTCCGTAGACGAACTGGGTTAGCCCAACCCGCTTGTCGAACATGTCCGAAATAAACGCGATCAACTTAGACATGTCCTGTCTGGTTTCCGGCTGTTGCAGGACGGTGATCGCCTTGCTGATGTCGTCTACCCCGAACGGTGTCGGGATGATCTGCTGATCCTCGCCGTTCATCAGGTAGTCGCGGTAGTGCTCAATGTGCGGAGCAGCGACAGCCCAGAAGTCTCGGCTGCTGGTCCACACTCGATTGGCAAGCCACGAGACCAGGAAGTTCAGCAACTTGAGTTCTCCCAGTCCGGGAGCCAACGGTGCGATCGGCCAGGATGATTCAGGATTGTGGTAGAAGTCAAGAAACTCGACCGGCCATCTGCCGTCAGCCCATAGTGGAACTGGCCACGAGAAGGCGTTCCTAACGTCGTCGTCCGTGGCTCCTGCCCGGAACTTAGACGTGGGCATGTTCAACGGCCACGGAACGTCAGGACTGATCGCCAGATAGGCGTACTGCTTAACCACGTCCTCCATGTGGTTCTTGATGCCTTCCTCCATCGACGTGTATCTCGCTCCACACCCAGCCTTGGAGTAGATCTCGTACCAGACAATGTTGTCTCCGGTTTGACCTGCCTGCCGTCTGGCATCACCTTCGTAGTCCGTACCCCACTCAGAGTGAGACCACGAACTCTCCAGCGTTGACTTGTTCTTGAGGCTTCCTCGCTCTAGCCCAAATCGCTCCTCGACTTCGTAATGAGGCTGGACGTGTCGGATAGCCATCCACCGACACTCGTCGATCTGATTGAAATCTGGATCGGTCAGAACGTCGTAGGGATCGATGTAGAACGCTCCGGTCAGGGTTCGGCCAGAACCAGGCATCTTGTAGTTTCTCGGGGCTAGGCATCCTCTGCCCTTGATTAAAGCGTCGATGACCGCTCGCTCCGAGTGACCCTCAAGCCCACCGGAAGGCATCTCTCGTGGCGTGTAGTTCAGCCAGCCCGACATCAGCGCTGCGATAGTCTCGTCCCTAGCATTCTCTGCCTGCTGGGCCTGCTGGAACTGCTGGTAGGCCATCATGCCTTGTTCGTCAGCACCGAAGATCCCCGGTGGGAGTTGCAACTTCCTCTTGGACTTGACCGTCCGGTGCGGAGATTCCCACATCAGGTTCGGCCCGAAGATAGCAACCAACTCGAACGCCTTATTGATTGTGATCCTGAACCTTGGCAACTTGACGTTCTTCCAGAACTTCTTGCTGTATTCAGGGTCCCACATCGCCTGGGCCGAATTGGCGTAGAACATCGTGCATTCCTCCGCGATCTCCATCCATTGAGATCTACCCTCTTTCGCTCTCTCGATCTTAGAGATCCAGCCAGCGACAACAGGTCGAAGGAAGTCGTATTCTAGTACCTTCTTGTCCATGTTCTTTACTTGGTTTTCGCAGTGACCGCATCGTTATGAGCGAGGTTACGTTCAGCCTCGGCTCGCTGTGCAGTCAACTCTGCTAGGTGGAGATGGTAGTGCTCTTTGGGCGGCTTGGTGCCTTGCGGGTAGTCCCACGAACCGGAGTCGATCGAGACGCTGTTTGCCCGCTGTAGGTGGATCGGGTGCGATACGTGGTGCGACGATCGCTTGTGGGACGGCATCCCGAACGGAGGGAACACGACGAGCGTCACCCGTCCTGGTCCGTCAATTCGATTGACAATGCCTGGAACAGCATCCTCGAACGGACGCTCCGGGTTCTGCCTTGCAGCGTTGAACCAGACGATCAACGTGCCAACCGGAGGGGTCGGGTACGGCGACTGTTCCAATTGCTTCAGTTCTTCGATTCGACGCTTGATTGCTTCGGACGACATGATTACCTCGATTGTTACGAAAGTTACAAAACCTGAACGGATACAAACTAGACTCCAGCACCGAGCGTGACAACACCTTGCTCCTCGGTTTGGCCTCGAATTAACTGCATGGCTTTTCGGTACGCAAACGATCCAATTCGCCTATAGAGCGTCGGCTCGACGTAGGCTGTGCCCTCGATGAACAGTTGCTCCATGTGAGCAGCAGCGTATTCTGTGCAGGCCATCAAGTCATACAGCCTCGGGTTGGCAGGCTCGTCCAGCACAGCATCGGAGTCAACGACGCGAGAATCCCGCTTCTTCATGTACTTGGTGAACTCACGCTTCGTCTCCGGGCACTTGTCGTCAATGATCATCAGCGACGGAATGCCTACACCAGCCACAGGCTCCATCAAGTTCCTGACCGCTCGATACCGGGTCGTAGGAACGTCGCACCCAGGCATGAAGTCGTAACTCGTCTGGCGAGATACCAGTCCAGCACCCCTGAATGCCATCGAGAAGTGCATCCTCGTGTTCGTGTCCCTACCCGCGTGCGTCTGCCTACCCGCCCGATTGTCGATGATGTGGCACTCGTAGTGCTTCGACCCACGCCTGTTCGATATGGCCTGTGCGATCGCCTCGGCAGTCATTCGCTTACATACCAACTCCCACTCGCAGATCATCACGTTGCCTACAAATACACCATCGATCTCATGAGGAGGAATTGCCCATGACTGTATCCCTGTCCGGGTGTGAGACGGGTCCATGATCAAGTATCGAGTCCAGTCGTTCGGCAACTCGCCAAGCAACTCGTAGATGCTACGAAGTTTCAGATAGGCATTGGATCTCGCGGGTTCGTAGATGTGTGCATCGTTCTTCCTGCGGAGGCAGTGAACGTGATGGTCGAACGTGTACATCGAGTACGCATCCATGTTGACTTCACCACGGTCTCGGCGGGCAATCTCCTCCTCGCTCCCCATTCGCTCCAGAGACGCTTCTTTGTTCTCTTGAGATATGAACGGGTTTTTGCTCATGATCAACTGAACCCGCTGAATCCTTGGGTTCTCTTGGATCGAGCAGAGTTCTGCACGTTCAATCAGCGAGATCAAGGCAGGGTTCTTCATGTGTGGCCAAACCGACCACAGCAGCCATCCGTTCTCGTCAGTCAAGCGGTCCTGCCATTCCTTGACGTGATCTGAGAACGCAACGTCCTCGTCAATCCAGATCCCCGAGATGGCATCGCCCTGCTTCGGCTGTGGACTCGTAGACGGGTATGCGTAGATCTTGGCCCCATTCGTGAGTTGCACGCTCTTGAACATGTTTCCTCGCTTGTCCTCCCATTCCCAGGACTCTGGAATGATCATCCTGTCTGGGATTAACGGCTCGGTCAGTTCAGACTCGCCAATGCGAGAAATGTCTGCCTTGTCGGCACGATTGAATGTCCTCCAAAGACCTGTCTTTTCATCTCGGATGCAGCGAAATTGACCGCCCATGCCTGGTTGGAACAGAAGCCTGTGGATCGTCTGGCCTATGTGGTTCCAGTCGTATCCGATCACCCAGTAGATTCTCGGATAGTTCTCGTTAGCAACAGGCCATCGTGGCTTGAACATCTTGCCGGTCGAATCCTTGATCGGGATGCCTGTAATTCGGCTTCCGACCTCAGTCGCAACGCTCACGGACTTGCCGCTCCGCTTGCCCCCAGATACCAACAACTCGATCGCCGTGCTGCTGTGGATAGGCTCCTGTTGCTCGTAAGGCGTGTAGACCCGAACGCCCTCGCGAGCACGCCTGTTCTGCTCGATGCTGATCTCTGCCAATCGCCGAAGGTCTGTCATATTGAAGTCTCCACATCTATAGTTTTAGCAATCGCTTCCAACTGCTCATCAGTCGAAGTTTCTTCGATCTTCAGCCCCAATCGCTTCATGCTCTGGTTGATCGTGGACATCTTGGTCGGATCACCGGACGCCTCCAGAAGCATCTGCATGAAGGCCAAGTCCTGCTCCCTTCGGATCTGCTCGTCCGTCAGCCTGCGTATGTCACTCTCGCTGTCATTGGCTTCGACGTTCAGGTGCAACTTAATGATCTGTGCCATCAACGCAGCAGCAGATGCCGGGACCTGCTTCCGCTCGCACAACTGGTCAACGATCCACACGAACTTGGCTGCGAACCCCGTAGGACCGCCGTAGAGTTTGTAGATCTCTGCGATCAGGTCCTTAACCTTCGGCATTGCAGCCACAGAGCCTGTGGCGTTGACCAACTGATCTGCGATGTCCTTCGTCTGTGCTTCGAGTCGCTTCTTGACCTTGGCTATGTCGGCTCCAGTCAAGCAATACTCGCAAACGTCACCGTCGTCGATCGCTGGGAACTTGTCGATAGGCCACTGGTTCCCACAGGACTCGCAGGTCTGCAAAGCCATTGGACATCATCCTTGTCGGTTGACCTGAATGTGGACGATGCTGCCCTCTGCAACACACTCGCAGTGCTTCAGATTCCACGTAAGGAAGTCGTCTGAAAAAGCCTTGGCGTGCTCATCGCTCTTAGTGAGCACTAGCATCTTGCCACCTTCCTTGACGTGCTTGAGTGCCTCAATGGCGTCAAAGGCGTTCTCTGGCTGGATCTTGGAGTAGGAATAGACAATGAGGTCGACATCCTGCGGCTCGAACTGGTCGTAATTAACCCTCTTGATCTCTGCACACCTGCCTCTGTCTTTCGTCGGTGTCGAACCTGCCCACGATTCTTCGTCGACAATTCGATAGCAGTCGATGTTTTTGTTTTTGTAGATAACGGAATGTGAGACGATGCCTGTCTGGTCATTAAGCGTTATCACCCTCGCATGGCCCGACGCTGCAATGCCTGAAGCAACCTGATTGACCCGCTCCAGCGACTCCTTCGGGACGCCCTCCTTTGACAGGTCCACCTTCTCGCCAAGGACGATCTCAGTCTGCTGTGCAGGGTCGACTTTCACTTGTTCATCGATCCACACTTCGTCTCGAATCTCCATGATCGGTCCTTCATACGGAGGCAAGGAATCGGTCGTGTCAACGTAGATGCCCCTGTCGTGGACAGAGACGTTGCTCTCGACTGCGTGACGGAACATGTTGCAGACCGCCTCGATCGGAAGGTTCGTTGGCTTGCCGACACACTTCGGCTTCCAGTGACCTGCCCACGAATCCCAGTTGCAGAACACGACAGGCTCGTGGTGCTTGAGCACGCCTGCCAACTGGATCTCACGAGTGTTTGTCACGTCCTCGGTGCTCTCCTTCTTCGTCCTGCTGTGGTCGGTCTCGTAGAAGAACCAACCCTGCCTGTTGAGCAACTGGATCGCTCGCTCCTTCGTGTGCTTTCCTGCGAGCAACTCGTCGAGGATCTGCTCCTTCGGATACGTCGGAGGGAACAGGTCAAAACTGTCCATCGAGTACATGATGACCCCAGTTGGACCCGCTCCGATCGGATGAATCCCGGTCATCATCGCCGCATGGTCACGGGTGTACGCAGTGAGTTCGATCGGCCCCAGCGGAGCGTCCGGATCTCGGGTCTCCTTGTTCCCGAAGTAAAAGACGTAGACGTTCTCCAACCCGCCTCGGATGTCGTCCGGTGGAGGTCCGCAGTACGGGCAGCAGACCACCGTGGGCAGCCCGTGGATCTTCCTCTGATACAGGAAGTGGAAACTCGAATCCCAGAAAGGCTTCGCCTCTGGATTGTGACCGACGTACTTGTCGATGAAGTTGTCTGAGTCGAGCATGATCAGAACGTCGTAGCCGTTGTCCTTGGCGTACTGAACGATCTTGTTTCGCTCTACGTCCAGCGGAATGTCGCCGAACCTGCCCCAGTCAAAGCGTCCTACACGCTCGTCCTTGCTGGCCTTGAGTGCCGTCTCGGCAAGCCAGTCGGAATGGGATGGGATGATCGTTGAAACGCTGCCGTTCCCGCCGAAGGTGAGGAACGCAACGAACACGTCTAACTTAGGAACCTGCATTGTTGGCAGCCTGTGTTGGTGAAGTGAAACTAATCTCCGAACCTAATTGCGTCGAAAGCACTGCACATGGCCTCTCGGACCTTGCGGACTGCTACCGACTGGTCTGAACTTGGCTTCGAGTTGGAGACGATCGTCAAAGCAAAACGCTTGGCATCCATCCGGATCTGCTCCACTTCGAGACAGTCCTTCTGTGCAATGTTCGGCTTGGACTTGTCACCAAACCATTCGTCGATCTGTTGTCGCGAAATAGCCATCTCGAAACCTAAGTTAAAACCCCGAGGGGGCCTGTACCGTCTGGCGATACAGACCCCCTCACCCGTCAAGAGTACAGGATCAGCGAACGTCCGTGTAGACCAACATGTTTGCGTTGGTCTGAGCCGTGGTCATCGCTGAAACAACCCGAGCGAATCGGTTGACGATCGCCGCTGCGGTGTTCGTGGTCGCTGCGGTCGCAAGGACAGCGGGACGACCGGCAGTCGTTGCACCGCTCGTAACCGCAGTCAACGCCACGACAATGTCACCGGCAGAAAAGACGTTTCCGGCGTCTCCGGCGAGAGGCGTCTTGAGCAAGACGTGCCCCTTGACGATCAGCCAGAACAGGTCGTTGTTGGCAACGCCCGTCGATGGCAACTGGTCGTCAACGACACCGGCCACTTCGCCTGCCGTGGCATTGGTGTAGCCGTCAACCTCTCGCCTTCGAGATCCGGACTTCCATCGAACGAGCCTGCCTGGCAACAGTGCTGCGCCAGAGGTGTTCCGAACCAAGATCGCCTCGACAACGTCGTCGCTTCGCTTGATCCGTACACCGGGACCATCCGGGTAATCGTCGGCAAAGGCCATCGGGTGGCCCTCGATCGCCTTCGATCCGTCAATGTTTGCAGGGGTCCCGCCGTGGTAAGTGTACCCTCGCTTCGGCAGGCCCGTGACTGTATCAGCCATCGTAAAATTTCCTCTTTTGAATGAACTTGAAACAAAAGGTCAGTATCGACCGACCTGCCTGCTTATGCGTAAGACTTGATCTTCGCGAAATGCTTCGGCTTGTATTCCACGTTGCCGTAGAAGCCGATGCCCCACAGGTACGACCAGTTGCTGCGCGGGTCCTTGTCAGGGCCTTCGTACCAGAACAACTGCGGCGTCAAGGCGTGGATCTTCATCTGGTTGACGTTGATGAAGTATCCGGTCCCGACTGGGCAGTCGAAGTCCGGGTACAGTCCGACGCCGTCTTGGTTGAGCGTCATGCCGAACCCGAGGTCCTGCGATTCCTTGTGAGGAACCGTGATCCGAGTCTTGACTTCCTGGGCGTTCTTGTAGCCCTGGAACAAGTCCGAGGCCATCGCTCCGAGCGTCGGCATTCCGTCGTCACCACCGGTCGTGGTGAGCCAGGTAATGGCCTGAGAAACGACTCGCCAAGCATTGGCTTCCCAAGTCGTCGCACCAGTGCCCCAGTTCGAGGACGACCAGTTGATCAACTTCGGTGCGTTGAAATCGTACTCGGAAGTACCCGAACCGTCAGGCCAGTCCGTCGCGATCGTCGAGTTCGGCTTGGTGCTCAACGCACTCGACCACGATCCGCCGTAAGCACCGAGTTGGGTCGACAACTGACCCAAGCCGTAGGTGTCGCTCGGGACTGCAATCCGGTCGGTCGCCGCACAGGTGCCTGCACCCATGAAGGTCTCCAAGCCGTGGATCGCGTTCTCGCGACCGGCAGTACTTCCGTCGCGATACAACTCGCCAGCGAACGTGTCGGTGATCGATTTTCGCAGGTTGTTCGTCTTGGACTGGAACAGGTTGACCAACTGCTCAGTACCTCGGTTCATGAGGTTCTGCTTCGTGGTCAGCGTGTCAGTCCCGACGTACCCACCCCATTCGATCGACACCTGTCGGTACGCTCGGTGGTTCGAGAAATCGAGGACGGAGCCGTCGCCGTTCTGCGTGATCGGAGGCTGACTGAACTCCAACTGCCAAACGAGTTCGGTCCCGCTCGCATTGAACGCGACTCGACCTCGCTTCTGTGCCTGTGCAAGCAATAGTCGCTTGCGCATAGTCATGTCCGAAGCACCCTTCATGAACTTCGGCATTGTGGTTTCGACTATGCCAACCCACTCGTCTGCTGCCATCTTTTAATCCTTACCTGGAGAGTAATAGAGACCGGGTGAACAAAGTATCCAGATCAGCTTCGTTGTTGATCTGAAGGCCCGGGTCCACACCCGGTCCAGTAGCGTTTGGCGAGTATGCGTTTGCATTCCTCGCCTTCTCCAGAAACGATTGTTGCGGACTCTGGCTTGGTGGAGGCACTGCTGGTGCGACAGGTGCCGGTGCAGGGGCTGCCTGCTTGCTTGTTCGATTGTTGAGGCCCGTGATGAACAAGGCCTGCTGGATCGCTTGGCTAGGCTCTAGCCCCTGGGCGTACATAGCCTGAACGGCACTGATGAGCCTTTCGCCATCCTGGGTCGGGACCTGCTGCTTCGTGACCGGATCTTGCGTGTAGATCCACGAGGCGTTCTCCGACTCGAACTTTTCAACCACGTTTTGACTCGTGGTACGACTCTGGATCTCTGCGATCCTCTGCTGGACAATTCGATCGACTTCTCGAAGGATCGGGTCCTTGGTGACGTTGTAAACGTCTTTGTAAAAATTGCTGCGGGTAATTCCCTGCCACTTCTGGCTGATCGCCCGAGCGGACTCGTTCATCCTGGGCAGGATCGGGTTGGCAACGCTCTCGAACCCAGGCTTGGCAATGTACATGCCAGTCGCTGGGTCTTGAGTAACGATGCCGCTCGTGATCGCCTGATCGTATTCCGGCGACCAACTGACTCCCCACTTCTCACCGAAGTAGACGTCTGGGTCAAATTCGTCCGACTTCTTGACCGGATCTACCTTTGCAGGCTCTGGAACGGGCTTCTGTGCAGCCATCTGCTGCTGTGCCACCTTGAGTGCGTGCATGTTCTGCAACGCTACCAAAAGGGCTTCCTCGGCACTGGATTCGTCTGCGATGTCGAGGCCCATCTGGCGGGCAGACTTCCTCAGAATCGACAGCGTATCGTCCTGCCTTTGCTGAGGAGGCTCAACAGCAGGAGGCGGTTGTACCGGAGTAGGCTCCGGAGTCGGCGGAGCAGGGCCTGGCTGTGCGGGAGGAGGCTGGACTGGCTCAACTGGAGGAGGACTCGAAGGAGCAGGCGTAGGGTCAGCGACCGGAGCCTGTGGTGCAGGTGCCGTAGCAGTCGCAGCAGCAAGTGCATCGGTGAACTCGCTTCCGCTCAACGTCGAATCGTCATCAAGTCCCATCAGATTACCCAAAGTGTGCGGTTGTTACGCAAATCATTACGCGACTTTCAATTCGCGAATCAGATGTATTTAACACACTTGAACAGTGGTGTGCAACTATCTTGGGAATTTCTAGGAAAAATCGCTTGATTAAATTTGCTGTCGCGAATATGACATTAAGTATCAGTCTTTTCATTACTCAACCCGTAAATTGGAATTACAATGATAGCCGTCGATAAATTGTTCGACCCGAAAGCAGCGCAGAAGATGATTTCCGAGGCTGCGTTGCACGACGCTCCGATGAAACGACGCAAGGTCACGGCGTTGCCCACCATCAATACCCGTCGTGAAGGTCCTCCTGTGGCCTTCGCATACGGTCGCGTCTCCTCGTTCTCGCAGTACGAGAAGGACAACTCGATTCCAGACCAGAAAGTGCGTGCAAATCGGTACTACGAGATGTACCTGAAGGACAACGGTGTCGTCTGGGGTGACTTCCACGAGGATGGCAAGGGGATGTCAGCCAGCAAAACCCCGTTTGTGGACCGACCTGCCGGAAGAAGGCTGGTAAATCAACTCCGACCAGGAGATCACCTGATCATCGACAAGATCGACCGGATGTGGCGCAAGGTATCCGACTTCTGCCGGATGACCGACTGGTTCGCGGAGAACAGGATCACCCTCCATATCGTCAATATGAACGGCGTTTCGCTCAATAGCGACACTCCGATGGGCAAGGTGATCCTAACGATGATTGCGAGCTTCGCAGAGGCTGAGGCCACCATGCTGTCTCAGCGTATTCGGGATGGATTGTCGTCCAAGAAGATGAACGGCGAGCCTACCCAGTTGATGCACGGGACTATGTCCATCAAGAAGAACGAACGGGAATATGTCGTATGGGACATCGAGAAACGGAAGATCATGAAAGAGGCTGTCCGGCTGCGTGACGAGGAACACTACACGTTCGTCGAGATCGCAATCGAAATGGAGAATCGCCGCAGGGTCGAGGCTGGACTCTGCAAGATGACTCCAATCCTCAAGAAGATGTGGATCACCCAGCCCCGGAAGATGATGTGGGTCAGGCCCTACTGGATCGAGAAGGGTATCAAGATCCTCGGGATTACCGATCCGTCTCAGTTGCCGAGGTACTCGAACCTGTTTTCGGTTGCAAAGAAATTCAACGCAGAGACCATGCCTGACTGGGAGAACGTCAGGCTCTCAAAACTAGCAGGACGCAAGTCAATGGTCAGTTAGGTTGTCCATTGCGTACTGCGCAACAGCCAGGGCTGACCATGCGTGCGACTTGACACGGTAGAGCGGCCCTGGCTCATTCTTGGTTCCAATCGCTTTAGAACCACCATACATGTCGATTAAGGCCTGTCTGATGTTGGGGTCCTTGGCCTTTGTCGTTCCGCATATATGGACCTTGATCTGATTGCGGTAGACCAATTTGGTCATGCCTGGACAAGCCTCCATGAACCTGCCTATCCAAACGCAGGTCTCGAACACTTCCTTTCCAACGGCCATCCCCATCGATCCGATCATTTCCATTGCCAAGATCGTAGTGGGGATGCGGTCGAAGTGCTCGCGGAGCCTAAGTTTCAACTTGAAGTTGTCCATGACTCCACACTCGCGAATTAGCCCTGCCTTGCTGTCGAGTATGACGTAGCCGCTCTGGGTTGTTCCTGGGTCTATTGCGAAAATCATGGGATAAATTCACCTATGTCCTTGAGGAATCCTTCGATCACCATCTGGCTCCAGGTCTCGTAAAGATCAATCTCACTGACGACCTTGCTGACTGGTTGAAGTCCAGCGTCCACGATGCTCGTATCTCTTGGCTTAATGAAATCTGTCCGTAGTTGTACCACTACAAGAACGCCAAGGTGGACTCGTCCCACCTCGCTAGATGGATCATATATCGTACCTAACTTGGTACGATTCCAATCGAGATCGAACTCGACTTCCTCTCTGATCTCTCGTCGCATTCCGATGCTGAATGTATCGAAATTCTTTGAACCCATCTTCATTGCATCGTCTGCACTGTTGACGTGCCCACCGATGCCTATCGATCTTTTGGCATGAAGCCTGGACTCTCCACCTTTTGATCCTCGGCAGTACGAGAAAACCTTTTCTTCAGAACCGTCGAATGGACGGATGAAGAATACTACATACGGAATGATCTGGAGATGCGACGGGTCGTGCTCTGCAACCGACCTCGGAATGAAGGTGTCGGCAGAATATATGCGATCAATTCCTCCTGGGCTGAAAAACGACAAGCCAGCATTCTTCGTAAAGACCTCGGCTTCCTTCGCTGGTATCACCAATACCTGTTCTTCCGACTCCATCTCTCTCTCCCGTTAGGCTGTGTAGATAAAAAGCGATGCCAAGGTTATTAGCCTTGGCATCACGGTCCATTCTCTGGGCGTCCTGGAAGTACCGACGCTGAATGGTGGGGAGTGCTTGTTTACCTTGTCTCGCTACCCGTAGTTAGCAAGGGGCGTCCGGTGCCAGCATTCCACGACAGTCGGACTTTGTGACGCAACGTCACGATTGACTCGTTTGCGACACTAGGTATCATATCAACTGTTTCAGGATAGCAAGACCTCCATGACGTTTTTTTACAAATGACCAAACTTTACTCCATCTCCGAAGCCGCTCGGATACTCAGCCAGTCTCTCGGTCGACGGATCGTTCCTCGATCCCTGCATCGGTCCATAAAGAGAGCCAACGTCGATACCGTTGTGATCGGCAACTCCTACGGGGTCACGATGGCTGACGCTAGAAAGGCTGCACTTGCGATCAGAGAGATCAAGAAGAAGTCCGACGAGAAGGATTGAAGTCCGGTTTCTTTTGGTCCTAACACCGGCAAACGAACTTAGGCCGACTACAATCAGCCGTAACTCTTTTTGCCCTTACAGCCCCATCGCTTTCTGGAGATGTCGTTCGGGCACGGAGGGTTGTCGCACTTAGAGATGCCTGCGGACCTGGCGCAGTACCTATCGCCCTTCGCGGTCCCAGGTTGTGGAGTTCGGCCTGCTTGGCCTACGCTCCTCGTCTTGCCATCGACAGTCACTCGGACTGCCTTGCCTTTATTCGGTTTGCCTGCCATCTCGATTGCCTTGTGTTGGCGTTGTGGACTCGTTTGAGAAGCCTAGCGAAACTACTTCTTCTTGCAGTTCGACTTGGCCTTGGTGCTCATCGCAGCAGCGACAGCGACTTTCTGAGGCCTGCCAGACTTGATCATCTCTCGGATGTTCCCTGACACGACCTTTGAACTACAACCTTTCTTTAACGGCACGATCACCTCAGATTGTAAAAGAAAAAGGCTGGTCGCCCTCGTTAGAGGAGTGCCCGGGAGGAAAGCACTTGCATCTATGCAACGACCAGCGATCTATTCGGCTACTTGCAGCTTCCCTTGCCGCCTTTTCCGCCCTTCCCGCCTTTACCGCCTTTCATCCCGCCCTTCATGCCAGCGGGGTAAGCAGTCCCTTTCTTCATCGAATCGTCCTCGTTTGCGTGGGTAATTGAACAGTCCAACAGTTTGGATGTCGGTTTCAGGCTACGGGAATACCAAGTGCAAGTCAAGCATCAGGAACCGGCTCTATTACTCTGGCAAGAACCAGTTTGTCGTAGTTCTGGATGTGGAACTCACGCAACGCCTCTCGATTGATTGGCTTTGGATACGAGACAGCGTACCCCTCGAAAGTCATGATTGTGGTCAACGGCCACAAGGACTGATTCGTCGTGGCTCCGTTCCTTGTGACCCAGAAGTCCGCAACGTAGCGCCCGAACTTCTCCTGTTCCTCCTTGTTCCTAATCTTGTGCGTCTGGATCATGTACTCCTGACCGATCACAAGCATCTTCTGGACAAAGGCCTTGGCAGCCTCTCCTACAGCCCTGATCCTTGGGTCTGGATCGTCAGTCTCTGCGGTGTCAATCTTCCTCAGCCTCAGTGGAACGTCGTGCTTCCAGTCGCTGAAGCCTTTGTCGATGTCCACAACGATCGTGTCACCGTCCTTGTGACCCTTGATGATGCAAGGATATTCCCTGGTTTTCATTATTGACATTGCGTCTCCCTGTTAAAGTAAAACCCATCCCGAGCCAGCCGTTCACTGGCCCGGGATTGGGCTGCAACTACGGAGCCGTGAGACTCACTTCGAGTTGCAGATATTGGAGCCTGGTTGACCGCCCGTAAACGATCACGTTACCCAGCGTGCGTGTTAGGTCCGCTGACCAGGCGTAATGTTCATATTCCGCACGCATCGCATTCCTCTGTAGTCAGCTTTGATCTAGCTGACTCAATCAAGCGATCTCTTGCGTCCTGCTGTGATTTTCGCTTCTCATCCCAAGTTCGCTTTATCGCTCTGTATCTGGCAAGCCTTTCCGCTCGCTGCTCGTCCGCGAGCGATGAGTAGTCCTCGTCGTGATCGTATCCGCCTGGCATCGTCCTGAAGAACACTCCAAAACCTAACTGAGTGACTTCGCCACTCTCCCAGTAGATCACGTTGTCTCGGACCCAGAATTTCCCTCCATCTGGAGACCATCCTGGACCGTCTTGCATGTTCATTTTTCCGCTTCTTTTTCTTGGTATTCAACAATGGATCGGGCAGGATTCGAACCTGCGACCAGGGGTACAACCCCTAGCTCTGCCTCTGAGCTACCGATCCGTCTGCCGTCTCTCCGGCTGTCACGCCTAGTTGTAACGTTCCGGCGTTCACGGTGTCGCTTAAAAATGGATCGGGCAGGATTCGAACCTGCTGTGCCGCGACTTTACGCCCCCGTGCAGATGACTCGGTTAGAGTGGCCCGCACCGCCGATCCACGTCTGGCTACCGATAATGAGCAGACCAGTAATATCTTCCATCCGATCCTCGAACAACCGCTCTCGCTACAAGCGTGCCACGCCTGGTCGTACAGTGGTTCGGCTGGTTAGCAGAGAACGAGTTTCCTACGCCTGAGAACGTCGCTCCAGGAGCACACCCAAGGAAGTGGCCTACACGACCTCTCTGGGCCTGAATCGTGGCTTCTCGAAGGGCGTGTGAGTACGCAGCCGGATCTCGGTTCACAATCGCTCCTGCGGCCTGATACGCGGTCCTGGCGACGTTGGACGCAATCTGGACCGGAGCCTGAACGATGACCGCTGCTCCATCCACAACGTGAGTAACGCCATTCAAGACCGGTGCCTGGCTTCGCACGACCGTCTGCTGAGGCCCGCCGTAGCACTTCCCGTCCAAGCAGAACTGTGCCTGGGCCTGACTCGTCATGAACAAGAACAGCAGGGCAATCAGATAAGTTGGGGTACGCATCTTTCAACATCCTTTATTTAGAGTTCTCAATCCTATCTAACAAACTGAAGTGGTCGAATTGTCTCAATCGGGACAGCGGGTGTCAAGAGGCTTCGTTCTCCTCCGCCTTCTTGATCCTGACCTTGACCAGCCACTCACCTGCGATCTTCTTGGCACTAGCAGCCCAGCCCTTGCTCCTCAACTGCTTCGCCCTGTCAATTGCTGGTTCGGCCTCCTTGTGCCCTGAGTCAATTCGCCACAGCGACCCCGGGGTCGCCTTCGGGTCGGCCTGCTCGATGGCCTCGTCGATCGCGTCCAGCATCTCGAACATCATCAACGAATCCCACGACTCTGCGTCCATGAGCCTGAATTTTAGCTCCCTGAGTAGGGCAAGCATGTTTCTTGCTGATGACTGGGAGATGATTGGTTCTGTTTGTTGTTCGTTCACTTTGCTTCCCTTATTGAACTGAAATACCGCTCATCAACTCCATGATCTGACCCCGCATGGAGTAGACCTCTCCGTTCCTATCCAAGCACCTTGCAGTGCATACCCAGAGGAATGGACCCTTTTTCGTGTCGTAGTGCAGGAACTCCTCCCAATGATGGACAAGCCCGTCCTTGAAGATCGGAAACACCTTCGACAACGTCATGTTGCATTCAGAGGCGTCGTCCACCCTGTTCGGAAACGTTCCGTATGCAGGCTTGAGTTCGATCCTGCAATACTCGTCCATGATGTGCCATCGATCGAGTGCCGTTGTTCGGCCTTGATACAGGTAGGCAATCTCCTCGTCTGCATTGCCTGCCTCTTGCTCGACCAACTTCTCGATGTGGCGAAGGCTAGGAGACGAATAGGTTGGCTCCCAGTGTCCTCTAACGAATAGTAGTGCTCTGTGCATTGTTACCTCCAGTTTTTGAATTTAATTTCTCTAACTCAGACCTGACCTGCTCATCCCAAGGCTTGTTGGCCCTGTCGAGTTCGTCCGCAATGATCCGCAGTTCTTCCGCTGTGATGAATCCATTGTCTGTCCAGAAAACCACGTAGCCATCGTCTGCTGGGAATACTTGGCCTCTTGCGTAAATGGCCTCAATTATTTTGGCTTTCTTGGATTCATTAGACATGGACAACCCTTGCTGCTGAAGTGTCGCAAATGCGACAGGTGGTGTCAAGTGCTTGGCTGGTTTTATCGCTTCTTACTCCCAAATTCCTTCAGCCACTCAAACGAAACCTCCTCGCTTATTGGCCTTTCTTAGAATTGCAAGTCGCTTCCTCCTCTCCTTTCGACTGGGCAAACTCGGAGGAGGCTGAAGATTGTTCTTGATATTACCCATCGAGTCGGCAGTGTACTCGGTTGTGTACAACGATGCGTAAGCGACTTTCGATACAAAGTCCGTCCACAGGCGGGCATTCGCCTCTGCCCTCCTAGATCGTTCGCTGCTCACTTGCTACGTCCTCGGATCAGAGTGTGGGTCCTTCATGACCTGATCCTCCCAGTGCTCGTCGCTGGCTGGCAGGACGCAGCCTACTTCAACCTTGGTGTTGCCGATCTGAATGTCTTTGTTGAGCAACTCTGACCATATCCTGTCAATGTCTGCGATGATCCAGTCGAAAGCCTGCTTCTGATCTTCCGTCAGTTCGAGTCCCGCCGCTCTGGAGACAGCAGAATCGATCTGGTCTCTAGTCACTCCGGCTCTGCTTAACATCACTTACCCCCTGATACGCGACCTGACTCAACTATCGGAATGCCTGCCTCGGTCGGAACGTAGATGATCTGGTCGATCTTCCCGTCCTTGATGGCCTCTGCAAACGCTCCGATGAACTCCTGAGTACGATACTCCGGATACTTCTTAGCAGCCTCTCCGATGAGCATGATGGCCTCGGATCGCAGTTTGGCAGCCTCTAACTCGGCCTTGGCTTGCTCGACCTGGATCTGCTTTTCGTACTTGGCTCGTTCTAAATTTCCGCGTCCAATAAGTTCCATCATGAATCCGTATATCGCAGGCCCTGCAATGAGCACCGCTAGAATGAAAACGAAAGTAATAACAAACCCAGCGACTGGGAACGGTTCATTCTTAGTCTGCGACATCACTTACTCCAGTAATTACTGTTCTACGTTCCACTGCTCGATATTCGCTTCAAGGCGATACGTCGTACCGTCGCTCCTTGGCCTCTCGCGCTCGTACTCTGCCTTTGCACGCTCCGCAGACTCCTTGGTGCTGTAGATCCCGTGGAGCCTCCACTCGTCGCCGTGGGTGCAACTATCTCCGCTCGTGAGCAGGTAGACGAAGTTCGCGAATACGCTCTCGGGCAAGTCGTACTTGTCACGGATGCCCTTGTACTCCTCGTAGTCGTCCTCCCAATAGTCGTCAGAATTGACAACCTGTGGAGTAGGTTCTGCGAACGCTTTCTGGCGACTACGTGCGTAGAAATAGCAGGTCGGGTACAGTCCAACCTGTGCGCTGTATCCGAGTTTTAGGTATCCGGATGAATCCAGCCAAGTCTTTCTCCTGACCCTGATGATCCCAGCCTTTACCGCTTCTAGCAATGTCATTTCAATCACCTGCCTTTTTTGACTTCCAAGAATACGAAACATGAACCGAGACTGAGAACGCCTTGTCGCAGTCGTTGCAGTACCACTCGTCCAGGCTTTCGCTGTACAAGTATCCGTCCGAGTCGCACGCCATGTTCAGGCTTCCGCAGTACGGACAAACAGGACCAGAGCTTCTTGAATACGTCTCCGTAGCCCCGCAAGAGCACTTGCTTAACAGATCGTTGCAGTTAAAGCACGTCTGATCCTCGTCGCAGTGACGTGGCATAAAGAACCTCCCAGTTCGAGAAACAGCCTATTCAGAACACCCTGCACTAAACCCTGACTCTAGCAAACCGATTCGCTACCTAACTCCGCGACCGCCTTGTCGATCGCCTGCATGACAGCATCGAGTTCGTGCAGCATCTTAAACCGACGCCTGAACTGCATCGCTGACCTAATCGCTTCGGCAATGAGCCTGTCCCTCGACTCCGGATTGGCCAACACTTCCTCCGCAGTCGTGTAAACCGTCCGTCCCGGATCTTGCGGTCGTACCTTCTGCTCGACCTCGTACACCCGAGTCTTGATGTCGGGAGCCTCCGTGTAGACGACTTCGAGTGACCGTATGAGTTGCCTCGCCTGACTGCGACGATGCTCCTTTGCGGCCTGGCTGTCGTCCCACTCGAACCACTTGTGCAATGCATGGCCCTTCGGTTTAGCTGCCTGGACGATGGCGTCGTCGGTAAGCCCGTTGTTGTCCTTGCGGATCTCCTCCAAGGCTGCGTGAGCCTTAGAAGCCTCGATCCCCTTGTTCGGGACGTTCTGCTTCCACTTAATCGATTCGATCTTCATTTGATTCTCCAAAGGTAAAAATGAAACCATGCCTGCCGTGCCTGGACCCGCCAATCCGCGACATGCCAATCCCTGATACGCCAGCCTTGCCTCGACCCGCCTGTCCTAGCCGGTCCAAGCCGTGCCTTGACCCGCCTGCCATGCCCTGAGTCTCCTTGCCAAGCCTCGCCTTTCCAAGCCTGGACTAGCCTTGCCTGCCTCGCCCGACCGAACCTCGCCCCGACGAACCGTTCCCTACCTCGCCTGCCACGCCATGCCCGGCCTTTCCAATCCATGCCCCGCGTTGCCTTGCCGAGCCTGCCACGCCTTGCCACTCCTTGCCCGTCCTTGCCATGACCCGCCGTGCCTGCCCTGACTAGGCAAACTTCTCGAATACAACCGGAACGTCCGGATCTACCTCGAAACGACCGAACTCGCCACCCTTCTCCGGTCGCCACTCGCACAGCCCTACTCCGAACCCAGCACGCCCTACCAGGCACAGTACGTCGTCGGGCTGCAACAGTTCCATATCGACCTCGAACTCGGCAACGAACTTCCAGTTGCGGAACTCAGGACGATACCGAAGGTCAGCCGAACCTGCTCCAACCCGGACCATGTCCTCTCGGAGAATCGGTTCGTCGCAAGCAGTAAACGGAATAACCATCCCCGGATCTCGGCAGATGAGGAACAGTGCCTTGCGGACCAACGTCCTCTCGATGCCGATATCCTTGTGAGCAGCCGTAAGGATCGACGACTTGAACGCCATCGCAGGAACACCTACGTCCCCCGACTCCGTTCGGTAAGTCGCTGCCTCGTACTCCTCCTCCGGCTTCCGAAGCTCCCGCTGCTTCGTCTTTTTACCCTCCTGCTGCTTCCCTCGCATCATCGCCTTAGCCTTCTCTGACCACTGGTGCATGATCAACGGCGATGTCCCACGAACACCAAAAGACATCCTTCCACGAGAAATCGGTCTTAAATTGATAGTTGCCATCTTCTCCTCCGGTACAAGAAACAAACCCAACACGAACCACATCCTAGCGACTGTCGCAATCGTGTCAACTGCTGCTGTCCAGTTTCTAAGCTAGAAGGAGAGTTCCGGATCGAGGAGCAATCCGATGGACCGTTGGCCAGAAGAACCTCTGAAGGGAAACAACACCTAGACCATCCCCGAAGTCAACTTTGCCCGTGCGGATACAACGAAGGAGATGTCCGTGGGTGGACGTGATGAAACCGGGTTGTCTCGTTTTGGGACAAGGTGTTTTGGGCAAAAAAGGTCCAGGGGGAATGTAACCTAACCTGGGCAGCCGATGGGGTTCCACCCCCGGGTCTCGCTATACCCTTGCCATTGCCTAGTATTCCCCATAATTCCCTAGTGATTAGCCGATCGTCAGCTATCGCCTACCGTAAACATCTCTAAAACGAGTGCAGACCCCTACACCATTAACGCTATTTTCTTCAGCATTTCCCCACAATCTGAAAAGCTAATGGCGGGGACCTTCGACAATCAACCGGATCGATCGGTGGGCTACGCTTCACGTCGATTCCCCTCGTGTTGGTAGATTGTCGCGAGATTGTTTCCCGATCGGTGTTGACTCATGCCGATGATATGTTAGCCTTGTGTCGCATTCGAGACACTTCGTCGCGAATGATTGTTCCCTCTATTTGGAGTGCTTTGACTATGTCCAAGAAACAAGAATCTTATCGCGTCGAGATTATCAACGTCCAAACAATCGGTGCCCGATGTGGTGTTGGTCACGGCAAAACGCTTGCAGAAGCTCAGCGGGACGCAATGGAACAAGCTAACGCGCGTTACTCTGGATGTAATCCGCGCCTATCGGAAAGCGGATGGGAAGTTTATGTCGATGGCGGGGTAAATTGCTAATGCCATGATCGCGACACGTTGTCGCCGATCGTATCCTGTTACCCTGTTACCACCTGGGATGTACTGTCATGCCGATAACCGCTAAAGAGCGCGACCTTTGTGATATTCGCGGGTTTTTCGATTCTCTGGACAAAATACGGGCCGAGCAATCTAACATTCCGACTGCGGGGGATTATTCCCGTATCGCTAGGCTTGCGATCGACTCCTTGCGGATGATCGTAAAGATAACCGATGAACGAGCATCGAACCCCGCAGTGTCGCCCGAATGGTCATATCTTGCCGATGGCTACGAAGATGATGCTATCGAGACCGCTCGTCAGTGGTTCGATTGTCGCACAGTCACCCGGTCGATTCTTGGAATGTGATTCTAACCTTTTTACCCTTTTGGAAGTCTAAACCATGCCCAGATTCTTGATTGAACATTGCCTCACCGACCGATCGGGCGAGTTAATCGCCCTAGCATACGATACTCTGCCATCCGATTCTCAGCGCGAGGGTTTCACGGGTTTAATTCAGCAACCCGATTGCCACAATGTCGATTTATTGTCGACAGTTTACGGAATACCCTTTCCGACCGTCCCCTACGAATACGACCCCCCATCGCCGATCGATCCTATTCCGGAATGCTCGGACGAAGTATCGGAATACCTTCTGTCGTTTCACGAATCGGCGCGACGAATATCGCTACACCCTCGCATCGTGGATCGGTTGCAAAGGCGGTCCCCGTGGTTCGATCCGGACGATATGCCACAATCGGCGATAGAATACCTTCTATGCGACCCGGGAAGGTACGCGCTTGAAGATCCACATCAAGGCGCAAGGATGGCGGTTCGCGATATCCTTGACGATCTTCGCAAGGATAACAGGACGTTGATTGACGACGTTCGGACCGATCGCAAGCAGCTACAACTCAGGGAATCGATTCCCGACAATCGACCCGACTACATCGACCCCGAGGATGAAGTGGATCGTCTAACCCGACTGGGTATTTTGTCCGACGAATCGGCGCGCATCGCCATGGCGCTTGCTTCTAATGCGGCGCGGGAAGTAGTCGCAGAGTCGTTAGGCTTGTCGGTCCGAAGCGTATACTATCGGCGAAGTAAGATTGCTGCCGAAATGATCGTCCGAGGGTCGTTTGCACACTGATTCCCCTCGTTAGTTGTCCGTTTCTTGTTGTTTCTTGTTTCTCTCTCAATTTGGAAGGTTTTAAAATGTCGAATAACGCCCCAAAGCTTGCCGATGTCATCCCCGCCAACGTGTCAAGGGAGTTCAACCCCTCAGGGTGGATCGATCGGCACGGGGTTTTTCACCCGCAGGTTAACCTACGGGGATTACACTGGAAGAGCGCCTCAGTGTCGATAGATGCAATCGTGATGATTGAGCGCAACCTCCCCGGTCTTGTAGCCGCCGCGATAGAAGCGGCTACCGATCCCGCAGTAGAATCTGCCGTTCGTGCCGAATACGCTAGAAAGAGCGCGGCGAAGGTTGAACCCGTCAAGGTTGAGACCCCAAAGTCTGATCAGGTTAAAACGTCGCCACTAGCGGCGGCGATAGCAGCGCGTAACTCTAAGTAGTCGCCCACAGCCCTACCGACAATCGCCACCCCCTGAGGTTCATTCCTCAGGGGGTTTTTTCGTTTCTATTCCGATCGATCCGGCCGGCCGACGATTCGCCCCATCTATTCCCGATCGATTCTCACCCGATTCCCCTACGCTCTAACGGGTGTCGTCCCTGCTGGTGACAAGCTTGTCCCCAGTATTCTCCCCATCGCTCTACCGTCGACGCTCTACCGTCGACGATTCTATCGGGTGACGATCCTACGCCCCAAAATGCCCTCACCTACGCTTCCGGTCGATCCGGGCGGGTTCATACCCTTTCCCCTCGTTCGGAAGCGTAGCAGACCCGTTTTTCGACCCCGCAGAGGGTGTCGTGCGGATCGGCTAGCGCCAGGTTTTCGCGACTAGATTTTACCCTAGTCGCGAATATCCTGTTACGGAGGGGATGGGGATGGGATTGACCAGTGCTGCCAGAGACGGTCGATTTCACGGTCGTTCCCCTCGTTAGGTTGGATGCGACCCCGGGGTCGCCTGTTTGTTCGTACACTATTTTTGGAGTATCGCTATGGCAAGTGACAGCAAGATTCAGTTCAGCGAAAGGGAACAGAATGCACTCGCAATGATCTGCGAGATGATGGCTCACGCCAAGCATGAGTCTCGACTTGGGGATGACTTCGACACTGAAGCTGTGGTGGATAGCGTTGCCAGAGTTCTGGATAGCTTCCTGTCAGTGAGGTGGGACGATCTTTACGATCGGTTCCATCGTCAAGGTGTCAATCGCTAATCGCAGAGCATCGCCCTTCGGGGCGTTAATGCGGCCTGCCCTAAGGCAGACGGTTGCAAGCCCGTTTTATACCCCTCTACTGGAGTATCGCTATGCGTTATCAAGTCACCGTCGAACGTGTCGAACGGTTCTTGGAGACTGTCACTGTTGAAGCCGAATCGTCTCATTCTGCCAAAGAAAAGGCCGAACAGATGATTCATGGTGGTCAAATCACATTCGCCGACTCTGCTGGAATCGCCAATGAGTCGGTCTTGTGTATCGAGTGTGCATACTGCCTACAGCATGGCACTGGTGCCTGTCAGGGCTATGGTTGCTAGATTTTCATCGCTTCCCTATTGACTCCTTCGGGACAGTAGATACAGTTTGATCGTCGCCCTTAGACAAGGCGGCGTGAGGGCAAAATTCATGACACTTCTAACGATCAACCGAATCTTGTTGTGCGTTTGCCCTCGCTACAACAGTCTACGCCAACAGCCAGGTGAGCAATCACTTGGCTGTAAGCGTTTCACGGATCGAGTAATCGACAATTGCGTTGTCTAGGTGATAACAAAGCCTTCGGGGATCGGTTGACTGGCTGTAGCACCCGAGAAAGCAGAGCCGGAAAGTGATAGTGAGCGGTGTTAATCCCACCGTCAAGGAAGCCTAGAGTATCGGTCACGACCGAGACGGGCTAGGCGAATACAGAGGTGAAATATGGCTTCTCCATCAGGAGTTTTTCCCGGCAACGAACGAGTAGTTGATCTCGTAAAGCACGCCAGCGTCCGGGTCCACAGACGATTCCAGCAAAAAGCCGTAGCATAAGCCCGAGTTACCTGAGTCACTGATACAACGCAATTGAAGTCAAGCAATCGCCAACCTGATGATACCCGGTCTTTATAGGCTGGTATCGTCGGGGATGGCGTGCGTGTGTTCGGAGGTCGGTTTCACACCGGTTCCCCTCGTTGGGTGTCGGTTTTTCGAGTTCCTCGTTTTCGGGAGTAGATTTCATGTTAGATGATAAGTTTGGACACCTTGCAAAAGAGGCAGTCGATGTTCAGGACGCCTGCAACCCGCTAGGCATTGTCCGTAGTTTTGTCTTTGCAATGGATGAACTCAGGCTCCTTGGAGTCACCGGAAGTTTTGAACTCAGGGATCACCCTGTAGCAATCCTCTGGGCGCACAAGTTGGCAGACCTGTTCGGCGTTGCTTCTTGTGGAATCGACGACGATCGCTATGCCGTAGCGTTGTCGATGTGCATCGAGTGTGGAAGCAAGTGGGAGCAGATGGACCTTGAACGCAGATTACATCAATTTCCTCGTTTTATGGATTAGATCATGCGACGAAACTAAACGCAGATGACACCCTTCGGGGTGTAATGCGGCCTAGCACTTCGCTAGCCAGTTCAAAGCCTGGAGATTGGTTATGCAGTACATCGTGACAGTTGAGAGGATCGATCGCTACACAAAGAGGGTGGCTGTCGAAGCCGAATCAGGCGATGACGCTTGGGAAAAAGTCAATGAAATGCTTGAATCTGGAGAAGTCTTGTTCAATTCTCCTCCAGTAGAGTGTGACGAAGAAATCCTGCTCGTGGAGCCATCTGGAGATTGATAATGCCTGCAAAGATAGACCTAGATCAGCTTGAGGACACGATCAAGCGTATCAACTGGCAGTACGGACGTGGCAATGTCCGGTCGATCAACCTTGACAAAGACACTGTCGAGGTTGAATACGGATGGGGAATCAAGAATGTTGAACACGTCAAGTTCCGTATCGTTGGCAACAAAGTCAGGTTCCGTGGCGTGACGCGGACGATCGGCTACAAGAACCGGTGGTGAGGGCCGACTTCACCCCGTTTCCCCTCGTTTGGTGTCCGGTTTTCAATGCGACCCCGGGGTCGCGTCCATTACCTTGTTCTGGAGTTTTAGTATGTCCAAGACTGATTATCGCGGTATTGACTACGGCATGGGTATGTCGAACATCGACCGAGATACTGGTATTCGCTTCGGTGTCATCAGTAAGCACGACGTTGGCCAAGCGTGGTACGATAGTGAGGAACTCGATTACGGTCCTCCTACCTGTCCCAAGTGTGGCAATGAGGCTGACGACATCGACGATCTTCCGTTCGATCTGGATGATCTGGAAACGGTCGGCCAAGATGGCAAGTACCGAAAGCATGACATCTTGGCCATTCCCGAGGATGTCCAAGACGAAGTGTACGGCAACAGCGAATGGCATGACGAAGGTCGTGACCATGCCTGCTGTGGTTGTGGCAGGTCGTTCAGCAGCGACGATGCCTACGGTGACGAAGCGATCGGATCGCACTTCGACAGTGATGGCTACAAGGCTTTCGGCAGTAGTGATGGCGACATCTTCATCGAGATGTCACCTTACTACACCAGAGCACAGTTCTGCTCTCCCTGTGCTCCCGGTGCCTGTTACCTCAAGAATCCTTGCGATGACGGTGCCAAGGCTTACTGCTTCGGCCCTGACTGGTTCGAGGAAGGCGAGTGCCCTTACCCTGTCTACCGAGTAGACAACGACGAGTGTATCTACACTCCGAAGTCCTAGTAATCTTGTTACCCACCAATCAACTCTATCAGGAATCTAGCAATGAACTACCACAGAGTAATAGCGTTCGACAACGGATACTCAGCAAGCGTGGTTTGCAATGGTCTTTCATACGGACACCAAAGCGGTCTGTTTGAAGTCGCTGTTATCGGCCCCGATAGGCAACTCGATTACACAACGCCAGTGACATCCGATGTGATCGGACATCTGGACTTCCACGGAGTTGCGGAAGTGCTTGACAAGATCAAAGCGTTACCGCCAGTCGATAAGTCCTAACGCAGAGTGAGCCTTGCCTATGCAGGGCTTAATGCGGCTTGCTCGATGTGAGCAACCAGTCACAAGCCTGGAGGTTAGTTATGTACGTCGTACTTTACGGAAACCCGTTTGAGGGAATGTCGTTGGTTGGTCCTTTCATGTCTATCGATGATGCACAAACATACGTCTCTGGAGAGGCAGGAGCGTGGCATATCGTAAAAATTGAGCAACCACCTGAAGGGTGCAATTCGCTCTACGACAATCTGAATGAAGTTGCTGAGGCGATTGATGATGCGGCAAACTTCCTTACGGAAGAACAGATTCTTCCATGTGAAACTGGCAACAGCATTGCGGAGCGACTGGCGTTTCATGCAATGACTTGCCGACACACGATTTGCTGATAGCACAACGCAGAGTGAGTCCCGATACTGTCGGGACCGTAATGCGGCTCCAGTACGTTGCTGGACCAGTCACAAGCCTGGGAGAATTGCAATGTCAGTGTACGACGATTGCTTCAAGCGATACGGCGACCATAGCCCTACCGCCTTCGATCGCAACATCAACATCGACGACGGTGATGAAGTTCGGTCAAACTGGTTCGTCATGCCAGTCAGCAGAACCCGTGACAGTGGACCGTTAGACGAGTCCAATTTCCATTCGTTCCTAGACGGTCTAGGTGGCGAGTCTGAGACTGTTGAAGTCCACCGATTCGGTCACTGGGGACCAGGTTGGTACGAGATCATCATCGTATCACCAGAGGACGAGAAGGCTCTCAAGTCAGCCTATGTCATGGCTCGGTCGCTGGAGAATTACCCAGCACTCGACGACCAAGATTGGTCTAATCGTGAGTGGGAGGAATTTGAGCAGTCGTGGGATAGTTGGGGATGCACCGGATTCCGCGATCGCCTTTCCGATGATTTCGCTCTCTACGAATCGACCAGATCGCTGCTCGATGACGTTAGCAACGATGACTTGCGAGAACTGTTCTTGAAGTACGCTACCGAACCGTATTACGACGACGGAAGCGGAGTCAGTATCAGGGTCGAGTCTGGACAGATACCGCGTGACGATCTTGCACGCCTGTTGTGGAAGGCTCGCCGCGACCGACTTCACACCGTTTCCCCTCGTTGAGTGGACCCTGCCTCGCCGCGACCCAGCAGCAGCGTCTCGCGGCCTAGTTGGTTTCACTTACCCTTTAACCTGGAAGATTGCTATGCCTAAGACAATTTCATCGGAACCTAAATTGGTTTCGAGTTACTTCCGACCAGAGCTTGCGCTCAAGGATGTCGTGGAGTTGCTCGAACACCCGCTTTGCTGGTCGTTTAGCTGCTATCGAATAGGGGATGTCACAAGAGGTCGATACACCTACACCGACCACTTTGACATCTTTGCAGATGACGTTGTACGCAATCATCGCGTTGTGATTCGCGTTAAGTTCGGGTATTGCTCGACGTATATCGACGCTACTGGCCTGACAGACTACGACGACGTAAAGGTCTGCTGGAATACAGAACTTGGCTGTCGTCGAACCGAGATCGAGAGCAAGCGTGGAAGAAAAGTTCTCGAACAGTGGCGTGTCAATCTGTGGGAGAGTAGGAGCAGTTGGAGGTCTAACGGTAGCGTCAGCAAGTTCTCTGCCACTAAGCACAATGGCATCTGGGATATATACGGATGCTAGTTTCAATGCGGTCACATTACCTGGAGTTATTCAATGTCTATGACATACGAAAAGCAGCGGAAAATTAAGATGGGCCTGGCGTCTGGCGTCCAGAATATCTACATGAACGCTGCTCGATTCTGCTGGGACAGCAACTTCATCAACGATGCTGTCAACAGCAAGATCAGGAGAGATGCTGGCTACTCAAAGTTGCCACGTCACGCCAGAGAGTTCATTGAAGGAATTATCTGGCACCTTGACCAACAGCACTGGAAGCTAGTCGAGTTCTCCTACGAGATCGCTGGAGTCAGGATGCGATGCAGCGAGGATCGCTACCGCAAGGTAAGTCCTCAAGATGTCTGCAACCTTTGGCTTCACACTGGCTGTTTCGTTTACCGGGACAACCCAGACAAGATGTTCACCTGCCCCGGTGCAAGTCCTGCGTTGGCACAACAAGAGTAAACCCTGCTCGCCCCACGTTTAGCAGCAGCACTCGTGGGGATTGTTGGTTTTACCCTTACCAGATAGAGGACAGATCGATGACAGTCCGAGATGATGACGGAAACGAATACATTCCCGCCGGTTATGCAGAGACGATGGACTGCATGAACAAGCCCGACAAGTGGAATGTGCCTGCGATGATAGCCGACATGGCGGAAAACCTACGGCGTGGAAACGAAGTTGCAGAGGGTCAATTACTTGCCGCTCTTGACTGGATGACGTTTCGGCTGAGGGATGCACGACAGATTCTGGTCCATGCTGACTCTGAGCTTACGGCAGCCGGATGCAACAGACCTGTAGACAAGGACGAGGCAATGCGAATCGGCAACGAAGCCAGGGCGTTGTACAAAACGCTTCGCGGCTTTCACTGACCACCACCAACCCTGGAGAGCAAGACAATGATCACCGTCTATTACGACGAGTTTCAATGCGATCACTTCAAGCAGGAGATTGCTAAGGCCGAATGCGACATCAGGAACCATCGAAGAGTAGCCGATATAAGTCGGCTAACAGGCTCCGAGCACTACATCCTGCGGTTGCTTCAGGCAGTCCGCAGCGGAGACCTCCGAACGGACGAGCTTCAACTGTTCTGCAAGGACGTGAAGATCGACGTTGACGTAAAGGGTGGATTCATACAGCCTTGGCCTGACGATCTGTTCGAGGCTGCCTTCAATCTGCGGTTCGATCGACCGAGTGACCTAGATTCCAACTGACGGTTCAGGTCGATAATGTTTTGAAATTTTTACAACTACCACTACTTAGGAGAACAAGACAATGTCCACACCAGAACCTGGTGACAAAGTCATCGACAGTCGTGATGTCATCGCTCGCTTCAAAGAACTCGATGATGAGCGAGAGCCCCTTGTTAGTGAACTACAGGAAGCCGAGGACTCAGGAGACGATAAGCTAGAAGCAGAGGCCATTGAAGCACTTGAGCAGTGGGATGACGACAATGGAGAGGAATACAACACCCTCAAGGAACTCATCAAGGATTGCGAAGGATACGGTGACTGGGAGTGTGGTACTGCGTTGATCCATCGTAGTCACTGGGTCGACTACTGCCGTGAACTCACCGAGGACATCGACGGCATCCCAAAGGATCTTCCGAGTTACATCGTCATCGACTGGGAAGCGACTGCCGACAACATGGAAGCAGACTACAGCGTAGTTAACTTCGGTGACGAAGAATACCTGATCCGTTCCTGCTAGTGGCACCTGACTATCCCCTATTCAGCAGCAGCGTCTAGGGGACTGCTTGGTTTCACTAACCCTATCTGGAGTATTGATATGTCATTTATCATCGAACTAGGCTATGAGTGTGCAACTGCCTGTCGCAAAAACGGAAGCGAGATCAGCAAGCGTTCTCGCCTCTACTCAGACCTTGAGGACTGCACCAAGTCCGGTGACTGCGAGGATGCTTGTCGCTATGTAGTCACGGAACACAAGCCAGAGTTCCGTATCGTCAAGCAGGTCGATGGACAGTACCAGAACGTATTGGCAACGCATCAGGACAAGATTGATGTCTGCAAGTCGATCTACTTCGAGTCAGAGTCAAACTGGAACGACGAGTCCATCTGCGACATGTACCTAGTCTGGGAAGTCGCTCACGACATTTTCAATCGGTAACGCAGAGTGTGCCCTTCGGGGCATAATGCGGCCTCAACACAGTGTTGAGCCAGTCACAAGCCTGGAGGTTATGAACCATGATTACGATTCACTACGGCGAATATGATTGCCTGCACTTCAAGCAGGAGATTGCAAAAGCAGATCAAGACATCAAGGCTCACCGCGAAATAGGCGACCTTGCGAGAATGACTGGCTCCGAGCATTACATACTCAGGATTCAGCAAGCTGTTCGATCTGGCCTTATTAGTGACGATCAGGTCAAGATTTTCTGCATGGACAGGCAGGTCGACCTAGACATCAAAGGCGAGTTCATACAGCCTTGGCCAGACGGCTTGTTCGAGGCCGATTTCTACCTTCGATTCAATCCTTACCCAGAAGTCAACAACTCAGAGTGAGGGCTTCGGCCCGTAATGAGGCCCGATACTGTATCGGCCAGTCACAAGCCTGGGAGTTCACAATGCTCTACAAAGTCACGTTCTTTCAAGTCCGACACTATACCGACCGTAAGTCCGGAGGCCCTCGTAGTTTCGTCGTAGAGGCTGGAAGCACCAGCCTTGCCCGGAGAGAGGCAACCGACCAGATGCACGCCGACAAGCACGAACTAGGCCCGAATAAGGGGTGTTACATCGAACCTGTCCAGTCCCGCTAACCGAGGAGTACAAATTGCTCGCCAACAGCTACAAAGCGGCGTTACGCCAAGCCAAGGACAATGCCGTTTACTTCGGCGTTCCTTACGTCGTATTCCGGGACACGTCGGGTAACTGGCGTTGCGAACGGAAGGACAAGTCGTTCTCGTGTCACACCCGTCGTGACGCGAAGGTTGTGCGGCCTGGACGGCAGGCTTCACAGTTGTTGCCCCTTTAGGGTGTCGGTTTTTCGTTTCTCATTTCAAGGTTTTCGATTATGGCCAAGACAGTAGAAGTCGACGTGTACAAGTTCGAGGAGTTGTCCGATCGTGCTAAGGAGGAAGCACGGGAATGGTATCGCAGTGGATTTGAGTATTGCTGGGGAGATGACAATATCCGTTCTCTAAAGGAATGGGCTGACTGGTTCAACGTCAAGATCAAGAATTACAGCCTTGGCGGAAGCGATAATCGCAGCCAAGGAGTTGACTTCGATCTGTACATCGACAGCAATGTCGATCAATTGCGTGGGGTCAGGCTGTGGAAGTGGATGAATAACCAGATGGTCCTTCCCGACCTGACCGGCAATTGCCCGTTCACTGGGTACTGCTTCGACGAGAACCTGTTGGACAAGGTCAGGGACTTCATGAAGCGACCTTGGGACACGGACTACAGGGAACTGATGCAGGATTGCATACACGACTTCTGTAAGGCATACGCCGACGACGTTGACTACCAGTACAGCGACGAGGCTGTCGACGAGTCGATCATCGCCAACGAATACGAGTTCAACGTGGACGGTACGATCTTTTGATCGGACTTCACGCCGTTTCCCCTCGTTCAGTACCGAGTTTTGCTTCCGACCTTTCAATATGGAATCTGATATGACTACTGCAACCGTGAACATGAAATTCAATCGTCCAACGTCTAGGAAGGACGCTTATGACCTGAACCACGTTAAGAGCGTCTCTGCGATCGTCGTTCTGTACAACGGCAAGTACGCTGGACGAATTGTGGCCAACTGGAGCGACAATCCCAACGGCAGCGTCTGCACTGCGACGGTCAGTATTTGGCTTGGACCTCTTGAGCCTATGCCAAAATGCACAGGACGTGCTGGTGGATACGGTTACGACAAAATATCCTCTGCCATCAGCGATGCGATCAACAAGGTCATCGACGAAGATCCTGACAAGATCGCACCCAGGTTCTCTGGTTGTGGCATGACGGAAGTCCGCAAGTGGTTCGAGCAGTTCGGTTACGAGTTGTTCGAGATTATCTAGTTCATTCCCAATAAGCGAGCAGGATCATCGCCGTCCTGCTCGCTTGTCCTGTAGGCGACTAGGTTGGATTCAATGGCAAGTAAAGATTCATCCGGATCGGGAGGCGTTGGTGTGCTTGGACTCCTTGGAGTCGTCTTTGTCACACTCAAGTTGTGCGGTGTCATTCACTGGTCTTGGATATGGGTGACGGCACCGTTCTGGACTCCTGTTGCGGTAGTCCTGTTTTTCCTTTTAATGCTGTTTTTCGTCAAGATGCTGTGATTAACACCGACTGGAGTAGCAATGAAGAAGATGCAAAGCGATATGGCGTTTGTAATTAAGTGGCTGTTCTGCTGGTCAGTAGTGCTTGCAGCGATAACGATACCTCTCAAAGCCGTAGGAATAGCCAACTACGGATGGGTGACAGCAACATCGCCATTCTGGATCTTCGGGCTTGAGATGCTGGTCCTGTTGGCAATTTTCTTGATATACGATTAACACAGAGGAGAAGAAGGTCTGATGTACAATTTTACGATACTGTTTGCGAGCCAAGCCAAGATCGACTTCGTCACAGGCGAAGCGTTCGAGCTGGCCGAGCAGATGGAGAAATGGATAAGCAATAGGTCTAACTCCAATGCTTTCTCCAAGTCGTTTCCCATTGCGTCATTAGGTTCTGGGTCAATAAAGATATTCATCGTCCTTGATGAAGTCGCTGCCTTTTACTACGAACCCGTGAAGTAACACAGAGGGGAGCGATTCGTCGCTCCAATGTGGCCAACGTCGGTCCCAAGCCCGAGGTAAAATGATGACACCGAAACAGAAAGTTAGTAACCTTATCAATCCGCAAGGACAATGCACGATCGACGACATGATCGTACTTGCGGAGATGCTCAACAGCGACGAGATCAGCCTGTCTGATATAGTGATGTGTGAGCGTGGTTCGTTCGATTTAGCCCAGGAAGTATTCCTCGTACAGTCAGGTATGCAATATGTTCGCAAGCTGCAAGAGTCCTACGAGAACGCCTCAAACGTGGGGAAAGTTCACTCATAACCCGTTCGAGCACGCACCAGGTATCTGGTTGATCGAGGCTGAGTATTACTGCGGTATGTACTTGTCGACCCAGCGTCACGAGTGCGTGTGCAAAGCGTTCCCGATGCTAGTGCTTCCCAAGCACAGGTTCTACACCGTCGAGGATTTCTGCTGCTACGTTGTGGCGACGTTCCCCGGATTGTTCCCTGCAAAGGCTTGTTACAGGGCCTATTGGCAGTCTATGGCCAACGCACAGTGGGGCGACAGATCCTACACCGCCGCCACACCGACTGTAATGAAGTCACCGATCAGGAAGGTGGCAGAGAAGTATGCTGCGGACAACAGCCTGGTCTACATGGTGGCTGGACATCTTCCACACTGGCCGATGAACAGCGAGACCCATATCGTTGTTCGCATGGTTCGCAAGTCTGACGGCAAGGCCATCACGGTCTGTGCCCCACGGAATGAGATCCGTGACAGCAAGTATTTCACCGAGGCTCAGGTCTCGTTCTGGTTAGTTGCACCTGACGTTTGATCCAGTTCCTTCATCGCTACGGGAGTAAGTTATGTACGCAGTTTACGACACCTTTAATTGCAAGATCGTTAGCAGTCACCGGACGATCGAGGCAGCAGTCAAGGCCGATTGCAAGTTCCAACGTCGGGTCAAGAAAGTCCACGGACAGTCGAGTTACCTGCCAACCAGGATTAGCAAGATCGGTCGTGGATGTTTGGTTGACCTGAGTAAGGACGATTACGCATGGATGATCGAGTGCTACAACCGAATAGCCCACTGATGAGTCCGGAAGGACGAAACGCCTTCGGGCGTCTGGGTTTAACTTCACACTGGAGAATCAGGACATGGCATCAGGACTGACAAGTAAGTTCAAGACGATCGCTGTCGTAGGCTTCACCGGCAGCGTATCGAGAAGGAACTACAACCCCGCTGCTCACGGAGCAGTCTGCCTGCTACAGGCGAGAATCAATACCAAGGGTGAGCAGATCGGACGCAAGGTGAACAGCAACGGAAGGCACCAAGAGGTGGGTGCCTTTTTCTTGCTCGGAGAAGATCAACTTGACCAATGGAAAGCATTGGCTCGATGCTCTCGGTAGTCTGTCGTCAGCCTTAACCCGGGATAGGCTCCGGATCTTTACTCTAAACTGGATCAATACTATGAACGTCACGAATGAAATGATCGAAGAACTTTGCTTTGCCACGACCCGCAACGAAGCAGGTCGACACTTTACAGAGTGGATGAAGCACTACGAGGAACTTGAGGAGGCAGGTCTGGTCAAGATCGACAGGCCAGTGCATCGAGAAACTGGCATCCCTTATGATCAACAATACTGGACCATCGAAGTCACAGAGCAAGGCATGTTCCAAGTCCAAGCGATGGGCAGGACGCGACGAAACAAGCCGTTCATTCTCGTGTTCAGGCCACACCAGATGCCAGCGTGGGCAAGGTACTTCGAGTCAGAGGACGAGTTCATCACCGACTGGTCCAATGGATACTTCGACAAGTCCTGCAACTGCAACGGGGAGTTTCCTCCCGACGACGTTGAGCAGGACTACGACAGTGCCCATGCCGACGTTGGACACGACCTCCACTGCCTGACAAGACTCGACTCAGCAGAGGAGGTACACAACTACATCAACAACTACAGAGGCCACAACAAAGGCACGCATTCGGTCATCGAGGCGGCGTCAAGGCTGGGCTGGCTAGATGTTGATCTCGATTAGTCTACGACAGTAGCCTCACTCCGGGATAGGCTCCGGATTCTTAACACCCAACAAAGGATGAGAGGATGAGTGGATTGACGGACGAAAGCGTCAGTGAACTGGTCGATGCAATAGCAAAAGGTCGCGACAGATACTTTGATCGACAATTTCACGAATCAGCATTGGCGTTGAATGAAGTTCTTCTTCTGATTGAGAAATTTCGTACAGAAAACGATCGGCCACAGCCAAGCCGACCTGACAGGATTGGAGATGAGTGCTGGTACGAGTCCAGGATCTGCGATTTTATCAACGGATCGTCGCACTGGTCATCCAAGTGGCAGCGAGGAGTGCTTCGATGTTGGGACCATTCTAGCTCGAATTGCATTGCAATGGTCGAGGACTGCGAAACGCACGACATCATTGCAACCGCCAACCTTTGCTTCGCAGCAGAGGACCCGAACAAGCCAGCCAAGAAGCCTCAAGACTGATCTACATCGTCCTGAGTAATCCTGTTAGGTGCATTCGGCCTGACGAGATAGTTATACGCGACCAGATCGTAGTGGTCTGGTCGCGACTCTAACAAGCAACGCAACTGAGCGGCCTCGCTCCATCTTCCCTTATCCGTTGCCAGCCCGTTACATCCCCAGCATAGGACCAGCACAGCGTAAGGCTGGTCGAGGGACTTCTGACGCAAGGGTCCGTTTGAGATCTCGTGTACGCAGAGCCTGACGCCTTGCTTGGGCGTCTTGTGGCATCGCTCGCAGTGCCCCACGCTTGCTACCAGTGCGTCTCGGAACGGCTTGGCCTCAGCCTGTCGACTCCTCCTCTTGTTGCTGATCCGACGCATCTACGAGGTCCTGGATGATAAAGATCCTGCGGTAATAAGGCAGCGGATTATATTCAAGCCTCTGCCACGTCGACGCCCGCATGATAGCCTGTCCATCTTTGCAGTAAAGCCCAGATATTCCGTCGTCATTAGGAGTGTCGTTGACATGCAGCATTCGAGTGACGCTACTTACATTCGAGTGGTCAACTCCATGCCTTTTTAATGCTCTGCCTAATGCCTCGGCCGCATAGCGATAAGACGCCAAGCACTCTTTAATTGGGTCCATCTTCTTCCTCACGAGAACAGGGACATCGAGTCTCTAATATCGGCCAGCGTCTCGTTCTTTGCTGGCTTAACTACCCTGTGGTAAAAGTCCTTGGCGTTCATCTGCCACTGACTCGACCGAGGCACGTTCTGTACGGTATTGTTCGGGAACACGCCGTACTTGCTCTTGAACATGTGCGCAGCAGCACCGATCCGCATGTTCTTGGCGATTGCCACACCTAAGCAGTGATCCCACCACTTCTGCTTGTCCATCGGCGTTGCCTTGCGGTTGGCCTTGGCTCGCTCTAATTCCTTGAGCTTACCATCGGACATCTGGATCTCCGTGCCCTTTCGTTCAGTCTTGTGGCCACACGAAGGACAGGCGTAGCCCTTGTACATGGTCTTACACTGAGGGCAGGCGTGAGGCTCTCGATTGGCCTCGTCCGTGGCCTTCTTCTTTTTCTCCATGTGTTGCTTGCCTTGGTCGGCATTGCCCTCGATGTCCCAATCAACATCCTCGTCTGGGAATCCGAAGTGCAACGTGTTGTCCGAGTGATCTAAGATCAGGCAGTGGTCGTGTCCTGGGTACGGACGCTGGATTCGACCTGCCATCTGCCGGAACAAACCGAACGACTTAGTCGGCCTAGCACAGATCATCACCTTCCACTGCGGAACATCGACGCCGGTGTGCAAAACCCCATAGTTGCACAGGACACGGATCTCTCCGGCCTTGGCCCGTGCCATGATGTCGTCACGTTGTTCAGTAGGCATCGTTCCGTCGATGTGCTCTGCGGAGACACCTTCCTTACGGAACAAGTCCCGGCAGTGGATCGAGTGATCAACCCCTGCTGCAAACAGCACCGTTGACCTACCCTGTGCGTGATTGAGCCATTCCTTGACGATGTTCCCGACCATCTCGTCTCGGTTCATTCGCTTCTCTAGGTCGCCCTTGGAATAGTCTCCACGAGAGACCTTCAGCCCTTTCAGGTCCGGTCTGTCTGGAGCGATGACCTTAACAGGAACCAAGTATCCATCCCGTTGCAGTTCCTCGTAGGACGCACCGATGATCATCTTGTCGAACCACAGGCCAAGCGGCTTGTTGTCTGACCGACACGGCGTAGCAGTCCATCCGATGATGACGGATTTCTGGTACGCTTCCATGATCTTGACGTATGTGGGGCATCCAGCGGTGTGCGCCTCGTCAATCTGCATCACGTCCGCTGCTGGCAGTTCGAGTTTGTTACGCTTGAACGCTCGTTGCCAAAGCGTATCTCGTGCCACTAGCGAACATCGGGAATCAACCTGATCCTCGTAACTCTGATACTCCTGTTTGACACCAGCCATGATCGTTCGAGATGGGAGTCCGATCCGGTTTAACTGGTTGCCGATCTGAGTAACCAACTCACGCTGGGCAGCGAAGAAAATGCTCTCTCTACCCTTGGCTGCGGACAACTGCATCAACTTGGCAGCGACCACGCTCTTGCCACCACCAGTGGGTAGCACGACGAGTATCCTACGGAAGCCTTCACCGGCAGCCTGCCGGATCTGCTCGATCATGCGGTCTTGATACGGACGTACCTGTACAGGTGCTTGAATCATCTTTACCTCCAGTTAGTCAACAAGTTGTCGAAAACGCAACGAGCCGCCTTGGTCGTAGCACACAAACGGCTTGGGCATGACGAAGCCCCACCTGGATACACCCATCCAATCAACGCGAAGGTAATCAATGATGCACCGCTTCGATGCGATACGCTTAGTGTTTATCTGCTTCTTCTTTCCGAGGACAAGTGCTTTGTCCACGATGACAGATTGTACTAGACTCATTGTCAGGAAACTTGCAAGGTTACTCCTGTACGCAATGATCCGGTGATCATCTCGACCTTGGATGTACCAGTCCTTCTGAGCGTGCATCAACCTTCCTTGCAGGTCCTCTCTCGTGCATAGGCCCGAAGGTGTCATGATCAGTCTGCAACCCTCGATCTCTGTCCAGCCGCAGTCATTGCTGGGGAGTTCAAAGTTGTAAAAGATGTGCCTGATCCTATCCGTTTCTGTCAATAACGCTTGACTCATGGCTCGACTCCCTTTGATTGCACTTCAATACCTAAGTACATTTTGCCGTTTGCAACAACAAAGCCAGATGGGTCAACGTAAACATTGCCATCATTGCACAGCCCGTTGTTCACACGCACTGTTCTCGGACCTCGAACGTGTACCCCTTGTGCGACCAGCCAAGCGTCTATTGCGGAGGCTACTTCATCTCCCGTGAGTTTGATGTCAACACCTGGTCCGTATTTAGTCTGTCCATTACCCATACTTATTTGCATGTGTCCCTCCCGAGGACGTGTTGAAGTTGTTCGAGGCAACCAACGAGGGGAAACGGCGTGAAGCCGGTCAGCCTCGCCTACGATTCCAATGCCTCCGCTCGTGTTACCCAATCGTCACCATCGACTCGGGCTGGCTTGCAACCCAGCGCCAACTGCACAATCGAGTTGTGCATCCGTTCGATCTCGTTCCCAGTCTTGATGATGCTCGGAGCCTTGTGTTTGACCCCAAGTTGAACCAGACGACGAGCCTGCTCCATAACGCCGGACGACCGGATCTTGTCCGCAACGTCCATAAACTCCGGAATGTCCCGCCAGACCGGCCACAACTCCTCCGGTACGGGATAGCCCTCCTCGTCCAAGTATTCCTCGGGCTGGTCGGCGTGCCTTGGCTGGACCTTTCCGGGGACCACTACAGAATCCTTCGGCAAGGCAGCCGTAGCCTTCGTCTGGTGCGTCCTGGCTGCTTCCGCGTAATCTCGGGTGACTGGATCTCTGCCCTCGTTAGCGGCCCGTTTCTGGGCCTCTAGCACGACCTTGGCTCGATCGCCCTCCGGAACCGCAGAGATAGCCCGGAGATGCTTCTCGGACGTTGGCAATGCGACCCCGGGGTCGCATGTAGCAATCTCCCTGCGTATCTTACCTGCATTAACAAGCCGCTGGGCATGACGGACGGAGATGTTCCGTGACGAGCAGTAGTCCAACCAGGACGCGAACCCGTCAACCTCGTACAGTTTCCGGGTACAGATCTCCATCAACGCATCGCAGAAGATCAGGGCAGACGCAGCGTGTTCCCGTACCTTCCGGTCCAGTTCGTGGAACTCGTTGAGCAACTGATCGTGGAACCCAAGACCGTCGCTGCGGTCAATCACTTCCGCCGTTCCCGTGACCGAGTAGATCGGTTTCATCTCGCTGCTCATTTCTCGCTCTGCGTTTAGGAATTGTGTCTGGCCTGTACCCTATGAACTTGCCGCATGTACGACAAGTTGTCCGTATGTTGCACGGGAAGTTGTCCGTCCTCTCGTCAACCCAATCTCGATGCTCGCACCTAGAAGGGCGTGTCGTCGTCGACGGTGTATGTTCTCTGCTGCTCCTTACTGGACTGACCTCCTTGTGACTTGGGTTGTTTGGGACGAAAGGACAGCGAGAAGAACTTTCTCCCATCCTTCTCTTTGATCCATGCGTTGATCCAGAACTCCTTACCATCGATCGTGCATGAGCCATTGTGGTCAGCGTGACCAGGTTCGGTCTTTTTGTCGTTCCTAGAAAGCAATCCGCTGTTGTCGTAAGTCTTACCAGCCATCACATACCCTCTACTTGCTTGAGTGTTGACTTGAAAAATTCCACCATCTCATCCGTACCCATAGAGACACGGCAATTATGCAGTTGAGTCGCTATCATATTGAGCCTCTCCCTTTTGTTGTAATCTGCGATCTTGGCCACCATCAACTCGATAAAGTCCATGCCCTTCTCGGGTGCAATCCCACGTTCGGACATGAACTTGATAAACGGTCCTGGCTTCTGAGTCCGGATGGCATCGATCAACTCCTCGGTGTCCTTGGAGAATGAGCCAGGAGCCAGCATCATGACCTTGTCTCGCTCGGACTTGGCAAGTGCAACACCTACCAAGATCAGTTCAATTTCACGGCGTTGGTTCGTTTGCATCTTTGAGCCTCATCCTCATCCAGTTAAGTGTCGAGATAATCGTCTGGCAAGGCGCAATGGTTTTACGCCGTGCCCCTGTGTTAGCAATCAGACCGTCGATCGAAAGTCTCTGGAGTGATTGCATGAGTAACTCTGCCTTGCCCTGAGCCTCAGCCAAGGCGTTGTCCACCTGCTGCGTAGTCTCGAACTTCCTGGGCTTACGCTTAACAAGTGCATTCAACATCTCTTGTTCTTCACCCGGAGTTGGCTTCCGCTGCGTCGAACCGAACATCCTGCGGAGCATGTTGCCACGCTCCGCTAGGTCATGGATCTTGAGGTACTTCTCAAGCAAGGCGGACTGGTCGTCTATGTCCATCTCAGAGATCGACTTGAGTGCAGACCTCGATAGGCCGAAAGCAAAACGCTGCCAGCCTACCGATAACTTCTGGTACTCAGGTGTCTCTGAGATCTTGGTCATGACGGCTTCTTCGACTTGACTTCCGTAGTTCCTTCGCTTCCCAAGAAGCTGGCAAGCCTTCCAGACTGACTGTCTGAAAAACAGTTTAACTTCCAAGCGTGCCCAAGGACGTATTCCTCGTGCTCCTTGGAGATCGCACCACGAATGACAAGCGTAGTGCCAGCCTTGGATGTCTTGACGACCTTGACCGCACCCTCTGGATGAACGACAAAGCCGAACGAAGTCACTTCCTTGTCGATGAAGAAACTTGCCCTGTCTCCCTCCTTAATGCCACCGACCTGTGCTGAAGCGTCTGGGATGGATATGGACATACGCAGCGTTCCTTCTGGTGTCCGGTAAGCAGCCACTGCTGGGTGCTCCGTCTTTGGCCGTCCGAATCCGACTGCCTTCTTGGTTACAATTTCGATTGCCACAATGTTTTCCCGTAGTTAGGGTTAAAATAAACCGGAGCCTATCCCGGAAAAGGCACTGACTCTACTCCTTCGCTTGGCCGTCCTCAAAGACGACCGCACACAATCCTTCGTCATCCTTGCCGCGAGTCACCAGTTCCATGATGAGTTGGTAATCCTCCTCGCGACAGATCTCCTCCAGTTGCTTGAGGGTATCTAGGTCGCAGTCCGATCCGTCCTGAGACACCATCAACCGCAACTTCGGATTCATCGCCATGCCGATCCGTACCGACGCAGCAATACGCTGGGCACGAGACGCCTGCTCGAACGGCAGTCCGTTGAGCATCACGCCCTCCTCGTCCAAGGACATTCCCGGAACAGGCCACTTGGCTTGCTCCATTGCCTTTCGCTTGGCCTCGGTAATGTCCTCCAGTTGAGCGGTCATCGAGTCGGCCTTGACTGTTGCAGACCGGACCTCGCTGTCCAACCTGCCCGCAGCAACACGAGCCTCGTGCTTCTGATTCAGTTCTTCGGCAGAGTCGATCTGTTGCTTGATCGACGAGGTGTCAACTCGATTGGCAGATGCAGCCTCCTGCTCTAGTGTGTTGGCGGTCTCCATAGCGGTGACAAGATCCTTCTCCGCAGCGTCGATCGACTCCTGAAGTTTCTTCAGGGTCTCCTTCTTCCGTGCGATGTCCTCCTGAATCCTCGCTGCATCGACCGAAGCAGTGTCGGCCTTTCGCTTCTTGGCGTCAGCCTCAGCGTTGACCTTGTTGGCAGCGTCGAGTTCGGCCAACAGAGACGACACGGAGACTTTCAGTTCTGGTGCATCTTTGGGGACCTTGACCGCAGCACGCCTTGCCTGAAGATCTTTGACTTGGCGGTTAGCGACGGTGCGTTCGGTGAAGATCCTCTGGTACTCTTTGTCCTGCTCAGTGAAATCCAAGCCGAGCATCTTGCGGATAAGTTCTGCACGCTCTTTCGGTTTCGCTTGCTCGAAACCCATTGGATCGAACGCTCGCAGGTTGAACAAACTTTCCAGCAGTTCGCGTGGACCAGGAGCCTCCTCTCCGGTGCTGTCCAGAAGCCGGAACGACTCCTCGATCTTGCCCCCGCGACGACGCTTGTACCCGAGTTCGATCGTGTATCCCTTGAGGTCTCCGAGGTCCTCGTCTCCCGACAGATCCACCTTGACCCAGCCTTCGTCCTCGCCTTCCTTGAGTGCAACCTCTGGGAAGTCCATCTTCCGCTTGCCACACAGAGCCATGAGCAACGCCTTTATGGCGCTGGTCTTGCCCTGTCCGTTGCGACCACCGATCAACACCAGATGGTGGCCTTCCATGTTTAGGTCCAGGTCACTGACCCGAAGGATGTTGTGGACCTCTAGTCTCAAGACTCTCACTCTGCAATCTCCCCTAACCTGAGTTCAGACCTTCTCAATTCAGTGAGCAGGATTAACTCATTGAACGAAGGACCGTCAATCTTGTTGCTCTTTAGCAACGCCTCTGCACGTTCTCTGCACGCTGCCATCTCTGCCATCGTGCTCATCTTCTGGATCTTCTCGGACAGCCTGTCGACGGCCTCCTGGCCTGCACGAGACCGCTCCTTGAGTCCGGTGACGTAGTCCACGTCGTCGAACATTCCGAGGAAGATGTCGGCATTGAAACCTAGCTTGGACAATGCCTTCGATGTTGCACTCGTCTGCAACTTCTTGAGGGTGTCATCCCCCGGCTTAAACTTCTGGTCGACAACGATTGGGAACCTGCCCTCGGGATACCTGAACACACCCTTGAGCATTGCGACAGTCGTGTCGCCGATCACGATAGTCTTGATCTCGATGTCGTCTAAGCCCCAGTCCTTACCGTATGGACCCCACAGTTTGGTGGCTTCCATGTTCTGGTACGTCGGGTCAATCGCTGTCCACTTGCGACCGAGCGTGACAGCCTTCGTTCGCTTTGGATCTGTGGTACAGACGCTGTTCCACAGTTTCATGTTCTGATCTAACGTCACGTCGATACTCCCAGTTTCTTGAGTCGAATCTTGATCTGCTCCACAAAACGGAACACCGATTCCTCGATGTACTCCGCGTACTGCTCATCGCGATCGACACGGATAACGTGCTGACGCAGCCTGTCGTCCTTGATGCGTGGATCGTAACTGACGAAGTCGCACCACTTCCTGCCAGTCACCCACATGTTGCCGTGTACCTGCGACTCGTACTCCTCCGGGACCTTGTCCTCTAGGATCGTGTTGATGTGGACGCGAGTGTTGTGCGGGCACTTGATCTCAAGCATTCCGTCCGTGCCAACCAGAGCGTCAGGCGAGCATCCTACGAATGGGTTGTCCGGATGCAGCACGAACGGCGATTCCTCGATCGTCACGCCGCGTTCGAGGATGTACCACGTCTTGGCAAACTCCTCGTGCTTAGAACCCCACGCCATCTCCTTCGACGTGTAGGTGTCTGCCGGAACTCCAGTCAGGATCTCTCCGACGATTTCCAGCATGTAGTTAAGGCCGGTCTTAGACAGTCCGCGTTTCTGTAGCACGTCCGCAAAGCGACTGCCTGTCACCTTGCCGCATCGTGCTTGCAGCCATTCCTGTGATCCCTGTTCCACTTCCAACTCCCGTTGTTAGGTTGTTCTCGATCATGATAGTGTCGTGATCGAGACAGTGGAAGTGGTGTGTGAAAAGATTTTTCAGGAATTGTTACAGGCTGTTCTTCAGCAGCAAAACCGTAGCCGTTTGTGCGGTCGTGTCTGCGTTTGCGAGGATGATATCCTGAAGCGTATCGCCTGCGAACGGGCTTGTTCCTGTCGCGTTGCTGATCCAGAACCAGCCTTCGTTTGCCGGAACGTCTGCTGCGACCTGCGATGCAGGAACCGTATCCCTGACGTTCATGGACATTCGCTGCGGAGAGTGAACGACCATGCCCTTGATGTCGTTTCCGACATGGGAAAACGACAATGTCGTCTCTTTGCAGACAGTGAGTGCCGTGGACGCCGCAGGCAGATTGTCGCCACTGCCTCCGGACCCGATCGAGATTGTCGTTCCACTTGTCGCACTGACTGCGACGTTGTACCTGTACCCGCCTGACCAGAAAACTGCGACCTTGTCCGACGTGGTGATCGAGTGCGATGCCACCGTGACGACACCTACCGAATCGCTCGTCCGTGTCGTGAGCGTACCAGACACCGCTGCTGGCAGACTGACATCGCTCGATGCCTGCGTCTCATCTTCTCGAACAATGACCGAGTCGATCGCCTTCAGCCCCAACCTCCAACCCATATACACACTTAACTGACTCATTTGTTGGCCTCGTTTTTCTTACGTTCTGCTGCACGTTCTTTAGTTCTCTTAGCCAGTACGTTGGCCAAGCCCTGTAACTCTAACGCTACCTGACGATCTTCGGGAGACATCTGTGCAAGTTGCTCCTTCGAGAAGTACACCCGCTCGAAAGCCTTGGCTCCAGCACCCTTCATCCTGGACTCCAGCAGGTCGCGTACAATCGCGTCCTTGGAGCCCGGAGATACGTCCGTGACTCGGAGGCCGGTCAGTGTGTTGAGCAGCGCAGGAACGCCTGGAAGGGGCACTGGTGAGGCTTCGCTGAGAGCACCGTAGTCTCCAGCCTTCCTCGGGTCCGTCAGCGTCCTAGCCGTGGTGAGCAAGGATGCAATCGGAGAGTTGGCAGCAGCGACTTCCAGTATCTGTGGAAGCTGCACAGCATCCTTCTGCCCGCTCAGATTAGCGAGTATTCGTCCCATCAGCGGGTCGAGTTCGTCGAGCGGCCTGCCTCCCTCGGGTCCAGCCTGGAAGAACGACTGATTGGTCGTGTACTCCAGCGGCCCTTTCAGCAACGGATTCAGTCTGCTGAGGAACTCCTGGCCTGTGCCTCGAACGCCAGGCCCTACCGACAGCAGGTCCTCAGCCATCAGCCCTAGACCGGAGATGTACCTGTCAGTGCCTTCCGGTGGTGCTCCGATCAACGCTTGGAGGATCGGGTTCTGCTCAGACACTGGGATCGACGCAGTATCCCTGACGTAGTCCGGTGCAAGTTCACCCTGAGACTGTGCCTGATTCAGTGCTCGGAATAGTTGTGCCTGTGCTCCACCTGGCTTCTCCATCAACTGCTGCATCTGGAACGGTATTTGAGACCTTGAGAATTTATAGAAGGGCAGCAGCCTCCGCATGTACTTCAACTCAAACGGAGTGAAGTTGCGATTGCTGTAGGCCACCTGTGCAGCGACAACCTTCTTCGCTGCAACCTCTGGCTCGTATCCCTTACGCAGCAAGGCGATGTAAGGCTGGATGCGGGTCAGTCCGTCAACGAACGCACCGACTTCTTCACCGGCAGCGATAGGCCCAAACGTACTGGACATCCTTCCGCCAACGCCACGGGTGTTCAATGGATTCAGGTTCGTACCTTCCTCCATCCCGAACGCCTTCTTGGCTACACGAGTCGGACTCATCGACTTGTTGCCAACCCGAGGGATGCTACCGAGGATCTCGCTCGTCGTTCCTGAGAACAACTCTGGAGTGCCTGCAACGTCAGCAGCCTTGTCCGCATCGACCGAGCCTATGACACCGTCTGCATAGGCTCGTTGGCCTATGATCCTCGTGGCAAACGCATCGTCCAAGTCTGCAAGGTCTCCGCTTCCTGGAGATGGGAAGTACGGATCGGTCTTGCCGAAGTTCGGCGGAGGAGGAGTCGGTGGCTGTAGGACAGGTGGACCCACAGGACCGGGAGTCGGCGGCTGAGGAGTCGGCTGTGGTGCAGCCTTTGGCTTCTTGCCAGCAGAGCCTTTGATAACGGACGGAGGGGCAAGGTCGGACAACTTCTTTCCGTCATACCCCAGCAGTGCGTCAACGATCTCGTCGATCCTCTTTTCCGCAGACTTCGGAATAGGCTGGGTGATCTTCAGTCTTTCAAGGAACCCAACGATCCAGTCCCTGACGCCGTTGACAATCTTTGCCAACGCACCCGGAGGAGTCTTTCTCCGGACGATGGAGTCTGCGAACAACTGTGCGAATTGCTCATTGAACGTGGCTGACAAATAATCGCCAAGGCCCTTCCCGTGGATGCCAGACATGTACTCCTTCATGACTCCACTGTCCGCAGCCTCCTTAAACAACTGCTCGATGTCGTCGCCATACTTGGACACAAAATCAGTCTTGTATATCTCGTGAGCCATGTGGCCGAGTTCGTGAAGCAGAACGTTAAATCCAGACTGTGACTCAGATCGTTTCTTCGAGACCTTGATCTCGAACGACTTCTTGCCAGACCTGAGATCTGTGTACTTTATCCACACACCAGCAGCACGCCCTTTGTCAATCATGTTGACGGCATTGAACGCAGGCATGTTCATCCTTGCCATGCCTTCTTGGCTTGCGCCAGCAAACATCAATCTCAGAAGGTTGGCGTCGGTCTTGGTGATGCCCTTGATCTTGACGAGATTGTCCATCCTCTGGCTGAACTTGGCGTGCTCGTCAGAAATCTTCGCGAATTTACTTGCCTTCCATAGATCAGTCTCTGGAGCAGTAAACGCATCGGCTGTCGTTGCACCGGAAACGACAGGTTCAGGGAGTTTGTTTAGGTCATCGGGAGACATCGGCATCCTGCGAATGTCTGTCTCCGCTGCATCGAACGTGCCCCTGTTTCCTGTTGCGGACTTAATCTGGGTTGGATCAAAAGCGACTACCTCCTTTTCTCCTGTCCTGAACGTAAAAACCGACCCGTCGTACCCTTGTTCTTTTGCTGCAACAGAAAATGCTTTCGAGTATGCACTGGAGATCTCCTGTTCCTTGCTTGGACCGACAGACGCCCAAGATGCCGGAGCATCTATGGACGAGTTAATGTATTGGCTTGCTAGATCTTCCGTTCTTTTCTGAAGCTCTGGGTAATCTGGTATTGATTCGACTATCTCAGATCCAGAAAGCGGCTTCTTAGACATCACAACTGGATTCTTTACAGACAAATACACAGGGTATGTACCTGGAGACATACCTGCTTTCATTGAGTACCACTTAGCAGTATCTGGACTTGTTGTAAAATAATGGCCTTTCCCCATGAAGCCTTCATCCATCTTCACGGTCTTATTTTCTGTAGAGAATTTATTGAACCCAGACTCTGGGGTCCCGTGGTAAACGACAAGAGGCTTGCCTTCCGCATCCACCACCTTGCTGTCCTTGAAGTTCTTCCAGAAGTTCCTTACTCCTTCTTCGGTGGTGTGAATCGGAGATCCGGTGCTATCGACTGCTGGCCTAGCAACGCCATCTATATCGACCTTTGCCGGAACGGATGCACTAGGAAGATTGAACGACTCCTCGCTGGCAGACCTTAGAGGCTTAACTCTCTTGCTCTTTGGAACCATCCTCCTAGCAGACTTGATAACGGACGCTACCTGAGAGTTGCTGTACCCTGCATCTCGTAACTTGGTTGCGATGTCATCGTAGCCCCAGCCTGCCTGCATAGCACGACGAGCGTAGTCTCGACCGACCCACTCGATCTTCCGTGAGTCAGCCATCGTTCGGCCTTGCAGCAGGTCCATCGACCATCCGGCAGATTGCTTGTCCCACATCCCGAGCATCGCATTCTGCGTCCACCCTGACGCCAAGTTGCGGACGTGGAACCCAGGACGGATCGTGGTCGAGAACGTTTTCATCATGTTCGTGGCTGAGTCCGTCATCTCTAGGATCTCATCCATCGGACCACGGGTTGTCGCAGCCTTGTGTACACGATACAGGTCGTCAGCAATCCGCTTGTCTATCCTTGCCTTTCGCAAGTCCTTGGTGCTGATCCCCATGTTCTTGGACAAGACCTTGAGGATGCCTCCCTTGCGCAACGTGTCGGTCTTGAGTTCCTTGTGTATAGCGAACTCAGGAAGGTCCATCATCTTCAGGAACTTCGACAACTTCATCGTCGAGTCGTCAGGTCCTCCGACGTTGACACCGCTGCTTCGCCACGAGCCTTCGCCCTTGATGTAGCGACCCATGCCTGCCGTGTCCTTCGAGGACAACAGGTCGGTCATGTTCTTGAGCGTGGACGTTGCCTTAACGTGCGACATCCTCCTCGCCATGTGGTCAGCCAACACGCTGTTACCGAAGAACCCTCGCTTCAGGACCTCTGGCTCGGTGCCGTACAGCATCCTAGCCATCTTCTGGTATCGGCCTTTCTTGACGTATGCCTTGCCCTTGTCTTTACCTGTCCGGTAGAAACTCGTGTAGTCATCGGCCAACCAGCCGGAGTGAGTGTTTCTTAGGTACTCCGCTATGTCATCGACAGTGTTCGCCTTGTCTGCGAGTTTCCTTTGCAGTTCAGGGTCCATTGCGATCTTCCTGCGGAACGCGACGGTCCCACCATCGATGTCACGAAGGAAGTCCTGCCTCCTGAATCCTTGAGATGGATCGAACGTGGACGCCTCGATGTCGCGAGGAGACGCAGCCTTTGGTCCCTGAGACTTGTACCTCGCTGCGTAAAGGTTCTGGTCTGCGAGTTCGTAGGTCCTTCCTCCAGCACGACGCATCTGACCAGGGATTGCATCCAACTCTGATCGCATCTGGTCTACGATCCAGCGAAGTTCCTGTGGCATGTCGTCAAGATTGACAACACCTTCCACGCCCTCTCTGATTGCGTCAGACAGGTCCATGTACTTTCCTTCTTCCGTAACCGGAGCCGCTGCGTTGCCGGTCCACGCTGGACGCCTTTTGGCAAGGTATGCGTCTACCGCTGGAGCACTCGGGTTGTTTGGGTTCTTGACCAAGTCCTCAAGGTACGTCGCTTGGTTGGCGGTCGCTGCACGGATCGTTGCTGCGGAGTTCGGCAACTTGTTGAACAGTTCCCTGTTGGCCTCTGCAACAGCAGCAGTCTTGGCACCACCGGCAGGTGCATCGAACGCACCGAGGATCGCACCGAGTGGATTCTGAATGTCCGTGCCAGGGATCTTCCCGAATCGAATCGCACGACCAGCGGCGTCCATTCCCTTGGCAACAGTTTGTGCCCTTGCTCCAGTCCCAGCGACCATCCTCGGAGCAGCAAACGGAAGTCCGAATCCAACCATCCCTCCGAGCGGAGCAGCAGCCTCCTCCGGCGTCAGCCTGTCCAGTAGGTCCTGTGCTCTCCTGCGTGTATCTCCGGTTGAGTATTGAGCGATGTCCTGAAGGCTCGTTGACAGTCTCGCTTGGCGTGGACCAACCGTACCTGGAGCAGCACCAGTCTTGAGTCGCGTCACTCGCTGTGCTTCATCGAGCAGCCCAGCCTTCTTGGCTGCTTGGCCAGCCTTGCCAAGTGCAGATCCACCAAGCGTCAGGTACGTCAGAGGATCGGCAGCGACCTCAAGGCCAAAGCCTGCAATCGACTTTCCCCAAGATGGTCGAACTCCAAACAGACCGCTCCTTTCCAGCAATTCCTTTCCGGTTGTTCTGTTCTCGCTACTGAACGGAGACAGCAATTGATCAAGGGGATTTCTCATCGCGACAACATCGCGAACCATTGAACCAGGAAGATCCAATACATTCCCGATGACACCAAGCGTTGTCAGCGACTTGTCCCGAAGGTTCCCTATGAGGCCACGCTCCTCCTCCTCGTTGAGATACGGAGCCTGTTGACGCTGCGTGGCTGCCCTGGATGCTGCTGATGCGCCTCCTGGGTTAAGGATTGACCCAAGAGGACTTAACTGACTTAGGTAGTCTGCCATATTTGCAAGTTCCTTCGCTCAATCAAAAACCGTATCCACCGCCAGGAGAAAGGCTATTCCTCCGGACTTCATCCTCGAATGCCCTTCTCTGTTGTGCCATCGATCCAGGCGAATACTTCCCCGACCTGACCAGTTCTCCGACCACCCCTGAAGTGCCGCCTTCAACATATTCAGGCTCGGCCCTGGAGCGATTGACTATGTACTGAACTATCGCATCAAGGTCTGACCCCTGAATTGGCGAGTTGGTGCCGGATCTCCTGTCAACCTCCATCAGTATCTGATAAGGATTAAACGACCCAGGATCGGACCCGAGTATCCTTGCAACGCTTGGGGCAATCGCCTCGACAGTTCCAGACGCTTCCTCGATCGACTGAGGGCCTGATACCGATCCTGGCGGCGACGTTTGCGGGACAATCTGCGACTGCAAGTACCTTCCGATAGGACCGTTCTGCTGCTCTGGAGTCAGAAGTCCGAACGCTTGGATCGCACTATTTCTCCTTTGTTCGTCACGATACTCAGGAGTCATCATCATCTCAGACGCTTTGTTCTGTAGCCGCTGTGCATTGAGTTCTGCCTGCCTCATCGGAGCATTTGCCATGAAGTCACGCTGTCCTTGCTGCGTCTGGAACACCGCCGCCAACGCACTCGGGCTGTTAGCGACCAGCATCGGATTGACGAGCGGATTGGTTGCCATGTCGATTGCACGTTGCTGTGCAGCCATCTGATTGGCAGCCATCGTTTGGCGACCAAGTCTCATCCGGTCAAGCCTATTCTGAACGGAAAGCCTGTCTCGCTCGCGACGTTCTGGTAGTGAAGAAAGACGTGCTTCCCTGCGAGCGCTATCTTCTTCTGGGCCTCGAACCATTGTGAACGGAACGCCACCGCCACCCATGCCACGAATGACAGTCCCTGGCGCAAGCGAGGTCCTTGCTAATCGACTTGCTTCTGCGACAGGAAGGTTTGCTATTTCAGCCAATTGCTGAGGCGACCTTCCCTGTCGTGCCAACTCGTCGTACACAGTCTGATCTAGGGATGCGGAAGTTTGTCTCGATTCGGCACCGACATCTCGCGGAGGATTCATTCCACCAAGCATCGACAGCCTTTGCTCTCGGTCACGCATCGTGTCTGCCGTGGAGCCACGAACCATCCCACCCTGCATCGGTTGAGACAAGAACGCAGACTGTAGGTCACGCAAGCCCATCGCTTGGCCCTCTCGCGTCCTGCCCATCATCTCTTGGTCCATGAACTGATTGACTGGACTTGGGTTCTGCTGGATCTGTTGCTGAACATCGGCTCC